TAGGCGGAGTAGGTCGGCTTACCAGTGGCGTCCGTGTAACGGCAGCCGTCAAACACGCCAATGATGGCGTTGGAGCCGGTGGCGATGGAAACCACATCAGTACCACCAGTCAGCTTGACCGGATCACCTTTATAGCAGGCCGAAGCGTTGATTGACTGAGGGAAGAAAGTCTCAGTACGAATCGTACCACTCGGATGAAACACGGCCTTGAGGCCGTAAGGAGCGTTAGTTGCACTCATGTTTTAATCCTTTACGAAATGAATGAAGGGTCGCGGTTTGCACCGCGTCCAAGATTTTGGAAGTCACCTTCGATCTGCGCCAGCCTGCGACCATTGCTGTCTTCGTCCGCGCGACTATTGACGTTTTCACGAATAGACGCTTCCTGTTCCAACGGCATTTCATGGTGGTAAATCGTCATGAGATCGTTGTAGAGTTGTACCGGAATCTTGAAAAGCAGCATTTCGTTGCAGACCACGCAACCATCGAACTCCCCACCCTGCGCGGTGAATTGAGAACCGAACCCCGGAACTTCGGATGCCTTGACCGGAATATAGCCGCGTTGAACTCGCTTATAGATAGGGTCAGTGCTGTTCGTGGTACTCAACCAGCAACAGTGGAACCCTTCCATCTTCGGAGGGGTCGGGAGGACTTCTTGCACCCACTCTTGTCGGAGCATACGACGACGCTCTTCCGCAGAGAGGGCTGAACCATCATTGTGTACGCGATCAGAATCCGCGCCGTCACGGGAGCCGCGAACGGTGTCACCTGTGCTTTTCTTCAGGCGCTCATCACCCAAGGTGTCTTTAACAGAGTTACTCATAGTCGGTCTCCACTTAGATTAAATTGAACGTTTGTCGTATTCTTGAAAGCGACGGATAGCATCCGCCCGTTTTACGGGGTCGTCGTAAACCCCAGCTTCTTTCAAAGCCTGCACCCTTTCAGGAGAAAGCCGGTAAGCACCCTTGGGCGCAACACCTGAATCTCCACCTGAACCAGCCACAGGAACACGCTTTACGTTAGATTCAATCTTCGGCTTATTATAGCTTGAATTGAAACGGTGAGGCAAATATTTTTTCACCCGTGCATCCAGTTCATCCCAATACTCTTGAGTGGTCGGGTTCCAACCTTCTTTGACCATGCGGTCGTCCAGCTTCAGAACCATCTCGCTGTCCATGTCGGCACCAGACGGGTCGTACCATGCGTTGTTTTGCATCCAGTTTTCCGCGTGCTGTTTCAAACGAGGGTCGAGTGGGCGTGGAGTCTGCGTTTGTTGCGTCATGTTCCGCTTGGCGTTTTGGAGCATGTTGTAACGCTGCTGCGCCGCAAACATCTTCTCCTGAGCATCGACTGCGGCATTGCCGTCAGCCAACTCGATTGCCTTGCGATTGACTTCCTTGAAGTGGTTGTAATACTGCTCAGCTTCCTTGATGGCGTTGTCCACCTGAACCATTTGACTACCCTGACTCTGCCGTTCGACAGAAGCCACGCGGGTAGAGAGTTCATTGATGACCGCATCACGGGAAGCGAGTTCGCGCTTCAAGGACTCGATATAATTCTTACGAGCCTCCTTGTTCTGAGCACGACGTTCGCGGTTGCGCTGGCGACGGGCTTCAGCTTCTTCAGGAGTCTCTTCATCGTGACCATCTTCGTCACCATCGTTGTCCTCACTGGACTTAATGGGCGACTCTTCTTCGTGAGTTTCTTCCTCTTTCGGAGGCTCCTTCTCACCAATGGTCAAACTACCATCCTGCTCTTCCGTTACGGGAAGATCCTTTTCTACTTCTTCACTCATTTTCTGTATCCTTTCACAGAAGGGTGTCAAATTTATCGAAGTTGTCCTCGATCACCATCTTTACGTTGAAGTCTTCAAATACTGCGAAAATTGCTTTTTCGTCAGTACCGTCGATTGGGATTTCGAACCGGAAACCACCCCAGCGCGGAATGATGACAATATCACCCACACTCGCCCAAGCACCCTCTTTCCAAGTTTCACCTGAATTCCGATCCTTGAAAGCAATTTGACCCACCTTGACAATGCGGGCCAATTGAGTGTTGCCGTTGTTGAAGTCCTTCGTTTCTTCCACGAGGACAATCCCACCTGACGTTTTCGACTGAACGGTGCGAAGTTGAACGAGAATCTGGTTCCCGCATGGCTTCGCTCCGGGTTCGACATCAGGAAAGTGCTTTGCTACGTAATCAGTTTTGTTCACCGATTGTTCTCCGCTTCTAGGTTATCGCGCAACATGGTTTCAAGGATGTCCAGCGCGAGTTGGAGTCCTTGGTATCGCCCAACCTGAACCCCGTGATCAAAGGGTTCGGATTTGGGAAATAACATGGCGTCTTTGGCGGAAGTGGTTAATTCGCTCTTAACCTCGCCAATGAAACGCCCAATAGTAGGATCACTCATGTTACTCAGCGTCCACCTTGGTTTTCTTCTTGACGGCAGGCTTCTCGGCAGGCTTCTCAGCAACTTCCTCGCCGACAATGACCACACCGTCCTTGGACATCTGTTCACGACCGCCAAGGAATTCAGCAGCGAACTCGTCGTTGGTCAGACCCGTTTGGAAAACGTGTTCGTTTTCGTCATTCGGGTACTTCACTCGAATCACGTTCATTTCACCTTACCTCCGCACTTGAGTTCCTTAGCGGGAACACAATCACCCTTCTTTTTGGGAGCCTTGACCCTCATTTCCAGATCCTTGACTTTCCCACCCTTAGCGAACACTTTCGCGTCGCTCTTACCACTCAGTTGTTTCGCAAGACCGCTCATTGTTTTCCCCTTGTTAAACGATTAAATACAATAGCTCTGCAGCTTCTTCCTCTTCCTCTAATTTGCGAGATTTCTCCCGTTGAAACATTATAGCTTGAATTTCTAAAGATGAAAACATCCACGCTCTGAATTCGTTAGATACGATTCTCAAGAATGGCGTTACATCAGGTTGTTCTACGGAATACGGTTCAGGTAGAAGCGGGCGCTCGTGGACTTCGGGAGGCGGCGGTTCTTTGACCACGGCCTTCTTCTGTTTCTTGACCTTCTTGATTGTCGGGGCAGACTCTTCGATAACCTCGACAACAGGAACGTCTTTTTCCTTCTCTTTCTGTTCCTTGTCTTTCTCAAGTGCTTGTTCTTGGAGCTGGGTATAGAAGAGGCGCCAGTACCCCGAGCGACCGTTGTTCTGTTGAGACAACCAATTGTTGCCCCAAAACACACTCCACCCTATGTCGGATTCACCACCGAAGGAAATAAGACGATTTTGTATCATCTGGAGATGGTTACACTATTTCCCACATATGTCACCGCCTGAGTCACTGTGCTTGCTGCCCGAGAGGTGTGAGTGGTCACAACAGGACCACTCAGTCCGTAAATCTCAGCAAGATCAGATATCCAGTTGTCCACGTTACCCGATAAGATCGGAGCCGACGTTGTGGAGATCGTGATGCTTCCACCTACTTCAGTGATTGGTTGCGACAATACGCCAGCATTGCGAGAAGTAGGTGTAACCGTCAGCGGATTCGCCGCATCCAACCCGTGCAGCAACGCCAGCCGGTAGATCATGTCGGCCTGCAAATTGGTAATCATCAGCGTGGAGGACGGCGCAATCGTCCCACAGGCGCTTTGTGCTGACGCTCCGGTGAGGTACGCCGTACCATCGACACTACCCGATCCACCGAAGGCGGTAATGACCCCAACGGACGCCGTAGCCGGTGCGCCGATCAGAACCGAGACGCCATCCCCCGCGCCAGACAGCGCGCCAATACCGCTACTAGACGCAGCCCCTGTCAGGGTTATCGAGGCGTTGGCGTTCGCCACTAATGTACCCGCTGCGGAAGTAGCCGATACCCCTGTCAGATTGACGTTGGCTGACCCACCTGCCGTAGCAATGATGGTCCCGATACCACTGGTCGAAGCTGCTCCGGTAAGAGTGACATTAGCATCACCGGATTCTGTCAGCGTACCGGCTGCGGAAGTCGAAGCAACCCCTGTTAAGGTAGCCCCCGCCGCTGCGTTGGGGACGATACTGCCGCCAGCAGAAGTTGATGCAACCCCAGTGAGGGGCGTGTTTGCCGCAGCATTGGGAGCAATTACCCCCTGATTCGACGTTCCCGCTACACCGACGAGCGTAACCGCCGCTGCTCCCGTAGGGGAGAGCGAACCGACAGCAGCGGTCGCAGAAACGCCCGTGAGAGGGGCGTTCCCGTTCGTACCGCCACCGCCACCACCCTGATTAAAGAGTAGTAGCAGTGACATACGTTAGCCTTGAACCAGAATCTGTTGCTTGCGGATCACGGCGAGCACATTCAACATCGCCATTTGCAAATTCGTGTCTTGCCCAAGATGTGAACCGTCGTCAGGATTAACCAGCGGGATGGGATCAGTAGCATGGGAGAAATCAAGGTTGAACTCGATCTTCGACATATCTTCAATCCTGCGCACCGAACCGTCCACCAAGCGAACCCCTAGGCTCTGCTCAATCGTTGCGGCAGGCACTCCGGTAGCATCGGGCCAATCAATCGTGACGCGATGCGCACGAACATACGGAACGCCCACTTGCGAACCGTCGTAGTTCATACCGGCACCTCTTCCCACAGCAACATGGAACCAACGCTTACGGTCGTCGTGCTGACCGTGTTCAGCAACGCCAGAACGCCACCGGGCGGAACGATCAGTGCGCCATCGACATCTTCCACAGGGTCGCCAGAGATGATCGGGGTGGCCGTAGCACCCTGAGCCGCCAACAGCGTACCGAACCCGGCGGCATGCTGAATCACGAGGTTGTTGGTCAGACCCGTCAGCGCCACGGAGATATTGAATCCCTTGGCGACCGAACCGGAGTTCGAAAGCGTGAGGCGGTTCAAAGGAGCGCTACCCGTAGAGATCGCGGAGTTACCGACAGAAGTTGCCCACACGAACGCACCCGGAGCGACTGCGGAGTTACCTGCCACTGTAAGCTGACACTTGGCCTTCAGGATGACGAGGTTCTTGCCCGAGCCGGTCGGGTTCCACACGCCAATGATAGGAGTAGTGGTGGCTGTGAGGGTGATCGTGTTGGCTGACAGAGCGGTGCTGGTCATACCGAAGCTGAAAACGTTCCCGCGATAAGTCTGCTCGTAATACTTACCGTGGAGTTCTGACACGATGCCGTCACCAAGCTGTCCAGCGCGAGTAGCGACCGTCGTACCCGACGAGAGGGAGGTAGTGGAGGGTTGTCCAACAATATTTTGCGTAAACATGGGTTACTCCTTAGATATAAGCGGTGATGACTTTGACCTGAGCGGCAGCAACAGCCGTTGTGTCTGAGTCTGCTGCGAGGTTGGTGATTGCAAGTGCAATTCCGGTTGAGAATCGAATACCGAAATCAGTGGCCGGGATAGCAACGGTGCCGGAAGCCGGAACAGAAACAGTGATGACCGGAACATCAGTCCCAACGGTCGGGGCTGATGCCTTGTTGTAATACTTGAGGTAAGCCGCCGCCGCGCCCGTATTACTCACCGTGACCGAATACACCGTGCCAGCAGACGCCTTGACGCTTGTTGCATTGGTTGTGGCTGCGCTGGACAGCATATTGGTCGTCGGTGTGGCTAAGGCTGAGAGGGTCGAAACCGTCGTCACCGTGCCGATGTTCCATGTGCCAACCTGTGCTGCACCGTTTGCGTACATCGCAGGATTCGGATTCGCTGCCAACTGAACGGTCATCACAGCAGTGCCAGATGTGTAAGCCGAACAACGGAACCGCACCCGTGACGCCCCCATCAGGTGATAGATGTACGGGGTGCCTGTCGGATTGACGATGGTGGTAGCGGCACCCGCGTTGGCAATGGTCGTGTTCATCGCCTGCCCGACGAGTTGCTGCCAACCATGGGCGTACATACCTTCAACGGAGGTTGTCAGCGTGCCACCAGACGGCATAACCGTCATAATGGTCATGTTGTCACAAGGCACATCAAGCGGTACATGGTTAAGAAACTGAACCGCACAGCGGTAGTTCTGCACGCCCTGATTCGCCAACAGCACACCCGTTGCAGGGTCTTGCTGGATCTCACGCTGAGCCGAACCAATAACCCGAGTGTGGAGTTCGACACCCTCCGTGCGGTCGAGTGCGCGGGCAATGTTGGCGTGGGCGTAGTCAGCAATCGAACCGGACTTCAACATCCCTGAAGCGACCACCGTTCCAGACTGATAGCCGAACACCACGGCTTGCACGAAGCGCCCGACAATCGGCACCAGAACAAGCCCGTTGCCTGCCGTAGCATCTGACGGGTTGAGCGTCTGTGCCACTGGGTAGCACGGCACATCCGTCCAGTTGTTCACACCATCGAAGCTGGTCTGGAATTTGACATTACCAAACCACGTCCCGCTGAGGGAGCAAACCAAGGTCGTGAAGGCACTGGCGTCAATCGAGAACAGTGTGCCGTTTGCCGATAGCGAACCGGAGGTCACAGCAGAGTCGGGCGTACCAACAGGTAAGTTTCCGTCACTAGCCGCAGGCGGCAACGTACCGTAAGCGGTATTCAGGTTCAGCGTCGTAGTCGTCGCCGTACCGTTGTTCGTCACCTTTACGCGGCAATAGTTGCCGTTCAGCGTAAAGGCCCGGTTGAACCCTGTACCCGCAGGAACGCTGAAGTTCATATCCGTGACGCGATAGGTTCCACCCACGTCAATAAACTGCTGCACCGTCAGCGTAACCGGCTGGTCACACGTCAGCATGATTGAGATACACGGTTGATTCAGCGCGGTTTCAATCGTACCCGTGAAAGTTGCAGCAGCCGCAAGCTGCGAGGTACTGCTGTTGTTCGTGGAGATGATGAAGTTCGCAGCATTAACTGAGATCGGCAGTGCATTGGTCGGCGAGGCATCCGATGCAGAACCATCGTCACCGAACGCAACCTTGACCCGCTGATACTTGACGCCCCCAATGTCGTCGGTGGCGATGGACTCGCCTGTACCGGGGAGGATCGTATTGTCAGCCATGATTAGGCAATCCGCAGCAGCGAGGTCGAGGCGCCGACAGCAGGCATGGTGGCAGTAAAGGTGCCGTTTGTGCTGGTGATCGTGCCACCGAAGTCAAAACAAGCAACCGCCTTACCGCTCTGCGTGGAGTTGTAAATCACCGCACCAATGGCACTGATGGTTGATGTCGCCCACGACGGGGACGAGAAATCCAGCACAGCCGTCGAGCCTTGCAGCGTCACCGAGAACCCGGAGAGCGTCGCGCCGCCAGAGGTGTAGCCCGTACCACTCGCCTCGTCCGTACCGACATTTGAAGTCGTCGGGGAGCCGCTGCCTGGTGTGCCGACGTTGGTAACGCTCGCACCGTAGGTGCCGGTAGCCCCCACTTTCAACAACAGACACTTGTAGGTATTGCCGGATGTATGCGTACCGGAGAACAGTTCCTGCTTGTAGCTGTTGCACATCGCTGTCGTGATAGCCATTTCCTACTCCTTATTTAACCGGCGCAGCCTGCGCCAACAGTTGTGTCTTTTGGGTTGAGCCGTTGGTCGTACCGTACCAGTACGACAACACCAGCAGTGCCACACCATCAAGTAAGCCGAGGATGCGACCAACGATCATGTCGGGTAACTCTTTCGGAAGGCCGTGGAACAGAATCCACACCTCGCTGCCGAGCGAAACGCTCAACAACAACAGCGACAGCCAGAACAGGTGCTTCTGCGTACCGCCTTCGACATTGGCCTTGCGGGCGCTGTCACGGTCGCGGAATTCGAGGTCTGCGTACTTGAAGCCGCGCTCAGCTTCCTCGTTCCGCAATTCCATTTCCTTCATCTTGATGGCGGTAATCTGGTCGCCGGTCAGGTTGCCATTCTGGAAAGCAGTGGCAATCTTGTCCTGTGTCGGCTCGCTAATCCCGAGCAAGTCGCCGAGAAAGGCCACAACCCCGCCAGCCAAGGGGCCGCCCAGCGCGGTGGCTACGGTCGGAGCGATTGCCCCGATGGTCTTTTTCCAATCGAAATCACTCATACGACCCCCATCAACAGCGCAATGGCGCCGTACATTCCAAAGAAAACAAGCGACGAAAACCCAAAGGTGCCGATGACGCCAAGGGCGCCCCACTTCATCGTGCTGGTCATCGTCTCTTCGTAGAACAGGCAGAGCGTGCCGACCACCAGTGCGATGAAGCCCGAGACGCAGGCAAGGACAAAGAGGACGCTTAATGCAATGCTCATACGACCTCCAGCGTCACGCCTTCGCCACGCTCAAGGGCAGACTCCATCCGATCCATGAAGCTCTGCACCGCCATCCGTGAATTCCCCACCGTGTCATGCCCGCGAGAAGTGCCCAGCAGGATGCAGCCTTCGGTATCGGCAACCGTGTTTCCGGCGTGGATGCGCACACCCTCATAGCCCGGCACATCAAGCAGCAGCGGCAAAGGCTTCTGAAAGTGATTACTGAAGGTGATGATGACCTTGTAGATCCCGCGAGGGATGGCGGTCTTGCCGTAAATCTTCTCGCCGCCATTCTCAAGATAACGGTCGGTATCTTCGAGCGTGTAGCAAAACATCCGGTCGTCAATGGTCATGCGCCCATGGGTGTATTCAGACGCCAGAACATCCCGCTCAACTTTAATCTTCACGCTTCCCCCCTTCCCCGATAACCACGATGACCGGCTTGGCATCCCGGTCGATGAAATCAATGTGCTGCGTGCTAAAGCCCTGCATCCCGCGCTTGGTCATAATCATCAAGCGAGCGTCCTGCGGAAACGCCTTCAACAACTCACGAAACTCCCTGACCGAGTACATCAGAACGTCCTCGTCACCGAGAAAATCAACAAGGTGTGCGCCTTCGGGTGGTCTTGTGCATACCGTTGAGGGAGCGCCGCCGTACCGCTCAGACGATGCAGGTCAGCCATGAATATCCAGTCGCCTTCGGTGTAGCGCGCCGCGACCATCAGATCCTCTTGGAAAGCCTCAGAACCCACATCATCCCGACCCCGAGCGATGTACTTGCGGGTCATGTCGCCGTAGAACGCCCCCGCACCAGCAGAGAGGCGCAGCTTCTCAGTCGCCTGCCAGCGCACCACAAGGGAGGCGGCCTTGGGTTTCGGGCCGGTATATTTCGGCAGACCATCGACAAAATTGGTGTACCACGACCAATCCGCAATCACATCAAGGTCGTCAGTCACCCGCTGCTTCACGCCAAGCAAGTGGGTCGTAATCCCCTGCTTGGCGTCGAGAAAAGGGAGCGGAAACCCCTCAGCCGTCTTGGTGTTCCACTGAAACCACGTCAGGTCATGTCGGTCATACCGCAAGCTGGTGCCGGTGGGTTCATACTCGCCTTGCAGCGAGATACCCCGAACGCGCATATTGGTGCTGCGTGAGTCGAGGCGGTCGTAGCTGCCCCACTTGTAGTAGCTCTTGTTCAGGTCTGCCGGTGGATACTGGTTGTAACGCACCCACGAGAGGTCAGCGGCAAGGGAGAAGTCGCCTACGGTCTTCTGCCCGTATAACTGCACCCCGTCACCAGAACCGAAGGCGTAGCGCAGTTGATCCCGATACCCACCCTGCGGCGGCATATTGAAGTCGCGGGCAGGAATCCAGTTGTACTGCTGCGTCCAATACCCCTGCACGTGCTCCACGCGACCAACACGCACGCCGACACTCTTGCCAACCGGATGCATATCCAGCAGGCCAATCAGCAAACGCGGGTCGCCCGTCTCGTACTCAGTCGCCTGATACCCGGCAATCATCCGGGCGTCGAGGTTCTCAGTCACTTCTTTCGAAGCCCCGAGCATAGCCTCAGCCCGCCCCTTGCCACCGTAGCTGATGGCAGAGACAGCGCCGCGCACCTGCGCCTCTTCGGCGTTACTCGACGAGATAGACGCGGCCGCGATAATGCACAGCCAGATGTTTCTGAGCATAGCCAATAGCTCCGGGGGTTCTTGCAACAATAGGAAGAAGTTCGCGCTCGTCATCGACCATGCGCAACAGGTTCAGGCGACCCGTAGAAAACGCCACGTCAGCGCGGGAATAGAACTTGTGCGGCGGAATACCCAGATCGCGCAGAAAGTCGCGGGAGGTGTAATGCTCAGGAGGCAAGACCACCATACGAACGGGCGAGCCGTCAGCGTATTGGAATTCCTTGAGGTCGAAGATGTTTCGAACCTGCTCACGGGTCACACGAACGACAGAGACAGCGACCGACTCCGCGAAGCTGTAGGTCATGACCATCGACAGAACGAGGGCAAGGAAGAAGGCTCTCATCGCCGCCCTCCTCGCATGTCTTCGAGGTACATCATGCGCTTCTCGATGGACACCTGATTGGCTTCCATCTTCATCAATTGTGACTTCAGCGTGTCATTCATCACCGCCTGCAACTCATTGGCCCGTGAGAGTTTGTCGATAGTCGCTTTGGCTGATTCGCGGTCTTTGTCCAGTCCGTCATAGAGGTATTTCACGACCCCGCAACTCGCCATGATGATCAGGCTGATGGAGATCGCCACCATCTTGTAAGCACCTAGACCTTTGTTGATCCACTCATCTGCCTTTTTATCCACCTTACCCGCCAACTCGCTGGCCTCAAAGGTGCCTGTCTTCAGCACCTCCTTCTCTTTCTCAAGATGCTCGATCTTGTGCTGGAGTACGGTAATCTCGGGGAGGATTTTGGCAACTTCATTGAAACGGCTCTCAAGCGCATCAAAGCGATTGAGAATGACCGTTACGAACGGGGGGTCATCCTGACGAGTCTGTCGCGGTGTAGACATATTTATTCACCCGTCTGAACAGCTTGAATCGACTGCACCTTACGCGCACCAACGGTTTTACCCGTCACCGGGTCTTTAATCAACTCGGTCGGTGCATTCATGTGCGACATCATCGTGTCCATCCCCCTCATAAGCGCGTCCAAGGACTCGTTGGTCTTGGCTTCCTTGATTTGCGAGAGCATGGTCTGCATCTCTTTGAACATCGGTTCGAATGACGACTCTTGCTGAACAGGCTGTGGAGTCTCGGAGAGTTTACCATGAATCTCCATCAGCGTCTTCCTGATATCAGTCTCGTTATCATCACGGTTCTTCATCAGTTCTGTCATTTGATGTTGTCTGTTGTCGGCCTCATTCTTCTGCAACTCGATCATCGCATCGAAGCGCTGACGGTCATCTTCACGCATCATGCGTTCCAGTTCCAGCTTCGCATCGAACTCGCGCTTCATCTGCTCAATCATCGGCGCGGCAGCCAGTTCCTGTTGTTTCAGACCATGCTCTGCATCAAACTTGTACTTGTCCAGTGTAATGTTGTCCTGATCGCGTTTCGCCTGCTGTTGAAGCTGCGCCATCGCCACGTCCTTGGTCGCCTGTACGCCCGGATCAACCGGAGGTTGTGGTGTCTTGGCTTGAATCACTTGGTTCGCCTCATTCAGCAACGGCAGCAGCGCTTGAGCGTTCTGAGAGGTACGATCCTGCGCCAGCATCGCAGCCTGAAGCGCCAGATTGTCAGGATCAATCGGAGCACCCGTCATCATCGCCTGCTGCTTCACATACAACTGGGCCGCTTGACTGACGTGCTGGTAGTCCAACAGGATATGCTCATGCACATGGTCCATCATCTTGGCGAGTGCCGGCCCCACCATCGCGGAACCTTGAGCGATGATCGGCTGGAGGATGAACATCAAGTGTGCCTTGATGTGCGCTTGGTGGTCCTGAACAATGTCAGCCTGTACCACTTGACCACGCATGATCGCCACGTTCTCACTCACAGGGTCGGCAGTGATCGGCTCAGGCGGCTTCGGCAGCAGTTCGTCAATACCCTCAACGCGCAGCGTTTCCAGCATCCGACGACGCAGTGCGAGTTTGTTCCAAGGTACGGACGGGTCTTGCACATCCGCCGTCGCAAGCTGCATGACAGCCTGCATCTGAGCGAACCGCTGTGACTCACTGAAAATGTTCGGATCAGATACGGGGGCGATGTCATCGCTGCTCAGGAAGTCAGCCGGGACGAGGTTGAAGCGTCCCAAGTCAGCCATGATGTGTTCCGGGTAGTCGGCAATCAGACGACAGATGATCTTCAGCGCACGACGTTGAGACTCATGCAGGCGAGCATGGATGGAACTGAATACCTGCGAACCCTGTTCAATCAGAGCAAGCGCCGTACCCACAGGCATATTAGACCCGGCATCAGCGATACGCTCTTCTGCCGTAGCCACCACCCCCTTAGCTTGGTTGGTGAGCCAGTCCATGAGTTGAAATAGCACCGAACTCGGCGGGTTAAAGGGCATCGGCATGATAACCTTACGGATATCGTCTGTGCCCGCGGGGGCTTCAATCTCGGTGACACCCGTGATGTCAACGTTGACGTTCTGACCGCTCGCACGCCCGCCCTTCAGCTTGATCGCAGTAGGAGCGTTGTTGATGTGTGCAGAGTCTAGCAGCGCACGCAGGCTACCAGTCAGAGCACCCGCCAAGCCACCAATCAGGTGAGGGAAGCCTACACCGTACGCACCACGCCACGGGATGAACTTATTTTCAACCCACCAATCCAGCCGCTCGCGTGACTCGTCAGACTCACGCCAGTTACGATACACCGCGCAGACCTTGCCGCTATGCTCGTCAATATGAACGACATAAGGAGCGACAGTCTCGTCTTCACCGATGGCGCGGTTACACGTCACTTCGTAGATCGTGCGCGTACCGTCTTCATTCTCACCGCTGGCAGTTTTACCTTCGACCTTAGAGGTCGCCTTCTCGGAAGAACTCTCTTCAACCTCGTTGGACGACAGACCGAACACGTCAGAATAGAACCCCGACGCGACCAGATCGTCAATCGTCTCCTTGATGATGTTCTTCTCATGTGTGATGCGGTTAGCCGTATAGAACGAGTTCGCAGAGTACGGTAAGAACACCTTGTCGACCGGCACGAACTCCATGCGCACGCGCTGACCATCGAACCAATACTTCTCATACTGAGAGCCACCCAGCGGCAACTGAGTCAGCAGAATCTCTTTCTCAGCCCGATACTCGGGCATCTTCTCAATCAGGTAGTAGTTAAGGAAGTCACGCTTACGACGCGCCTTCTCAAGTGAGTCAGGACCAGCCTCGCCGATGATCTTAGTACGGACAGGGCCGTTACTCGGGAATAGCTCCTTGATCGCCCGTGCAGAGAAGTCCACACACCCCTCAGCCATCGCCGGGTGCACCACACTCGCAGCACCATCAAACGTCGCACCACCGGGGGCATCGTCACCCAAACCTGTGCGACGGATACCCTCTTCCTGCTGCTTATCACGTTCTTCACGTGCCTCTTTGTCCTTCTCGATCAGTTCAAGAAGGTCAGATGCCAGTGCATTCAGTTCATACGAGGACAAGTACTCGGCAAGGTTGTCATAGTGACCTTCGTCTGACGTGTCGGAGCCTTCTTCATCTAGGTCAAGCTCTACAATAGCGCCGCCGTCCGGTAGTTCCGTAACCCCGTCCATCGTATCCGTAGATAAAGCGTTAAACTCTTCAGTCATCGTCAAGCGCCTAAGACTTTAATTCAGCAATTATACCTTGCAAATCTTGAATCGACAAACCATTATTTTCAATAGGTATATCGGACCTACCTCTAATACCGATAGTTATAGGCTTTTCTACATAGCCGCGTACTTGTCCGCCATCTTTAAACTCAAACTGTTCGGAGTCTTCATCCAAGCGGGCTCCTAATTTTCGGTAAAAGTCTTTGGAAGTATCGGTGTAGTACCCGGTTACAGGAGCAGAACCTCTCCGTATGTCTTTGATAGCCTGTGTACCGGCACCAGAGCGCGGAACCATAGACACCAAGGCGGACAACCAAGAACCTAGTTCACCGCTGGGTGTAACTGTGGCGTAAGCGGAAGGCTCACCATTAGCGTTACGGTACAGTAGACCTTCAGCCGACACGCTGTTTTCTAGAGACCCCAAGCCGTGTTTCAGCACGTCTAACTGGTCTTTACCTAGAGATGTTGCCGGGGATAACAGGTCTGCTAACTCTTTCTTGAGAGCCGGTAGTTCACTAGACTTGTACTTGTCTACTAAGGTTAGCGGACCTCTACCGGCAACGGAAGAGCGTACTACACCCAACCCCCCACCAATACTACCCAAGGCTTGATCCAAACGAGAAGCCTCACACTCCTGCCTAGACAAATTTAAAGGTCCAGCGAACCCGTTACCGAAGACCACCTTCTTGCAGTTGGTACCGTTGTTCAGCGTTTCGGCCACGTCGCGAGCGTACCCGGAAGGGTCCGACACCATATCTTTAGCTCTACCCGCTATCAACCGTTTTCCATGGTCAATAGCAGCTAGGGCGTCTTGTAATGCGCCCATACTGGTCACCCGCGTTGAATGCTAGATTGGCAACCATTATAAAGGTTTCAAGGGTAAAGGGCAAGCCTTACTCCATGGAGCGTCTTTTCTCCAGGGCTAGGTTAGCGATATTCATAGCTTGATCGACTAAGTCCCCCGGACCTTCCATGTCCAGGTAAGACCAGGAAGCCGCCAACCCTGAGATAGCCGCCTTGAAGAACTCGTCCCTGACGGACATCTGAGTTTCTCGCAGATTCTTCTCCAAATACTGGATACGAATCTCTAGAGCCTGTACATCATCGTCACTATGCCACATGTTATCACCTTTACAGTTATGGTTAGAAATTAAAGTATAGCCTACTAAGCCGCATACGGGTTCTTTTTCGCCTGCTTCTTGCCGTGGTAATCGTCTTCTTCCACCTCGTCGTAAGCGGCTCTATCTAGTTCGAACCATCCACCGTCGCGTAGATAAATGATACATTGAGTGAAAGCATCTACTTGGTCGTCGTGTGCGCCATTGGGGAACTTCTCCAGTTCAACCAGGAACGGCCTAGCCCATGTTACAGGTCGACCGGGTTCTTTGTTAGACTCCATTACATACAAACACTCCAACTCTAGGATGGGGGAGGCTTGGTGTGCCCGGTTGATTTTATCCGCAGAACCAGGGTTATAAGGAATAGCAGGAAGGTTAGCTTGACGCAAATCCTGTATCAAAGACAGACCTGACGCCTTAGCTTCAATCAATAAGCAGTCAGCCTTCTTACCCTTTAGATGTAGGGTCTTACCGTACACACTATGCCATTCATCAATCAACTTGGAGCGAAGGTCAGGGAAAGCTAAATGATCAGCCCAGCAATCCAACAACAGCGCCCCCCGCTTACCTGCGTAAGTAAACACACCCCAAGCTTGGAAGGCTGTTGGGTCATTAGTAGTTTGAGCGGTGTAGGCGGGATCAACAGACTGCACCACGTACTCAATAGCGGGTATACCTCTGTCCACTGGCCACAGTTGGAACTTGTCTGTTTTCAGGATACCACCACCAGCTGGCGCGGGTCTCTGCTGCATCTGGCCAGCATAAGCCATCTCACCAAGAGTGCGCTGGTAGCTCCGTACAGTCTCTTTGCTAAACCGTTCCGGGAACAGTAGCTCTCCTTCCACTTTACGCGGATCTGAAAACCCGATACTAGTAACGCACCGGTTAGCCTTCTCGTACTCCATAGGTAGACACAAGTGCTCGTACCCTAAATTCTCACTCAAGATAATACCACTAGTGTCTTTTTCATGTAGGCGCTGCATAATCACTACGATAGCAGAGTCGTCGTTGTTGACACGAGTCGGTAAAGCTTCTCGGAACGTAGTCTCGGCAGCTTCCAGTGCCGGAGCAGAGTTAGCGTCATCAACACTCAAAGGGTCGTCTAGGATAACTCGGTCACCCCGTGAGCCTGTCATGGAAGTGAAAGCCATTGCTTCACGGAAACCCGTGCTGTCGTTTTCAAACTTAGTTTTAGCGTTCTGGTCGCTAGTCAGCTTTACGGGCCAGCGTGACTGGTACCATCCAGACTGGATCAAACGCCGACACTTTAGGTTATCCCGTACCGCTAGATCTTGTTTGTGGGCGGTAGACAAGTAACGCTTACCCGGCATGTTCAATGGACCCCACTCCCAAGCTGGCCACAGAACCCCAGTCAACAGGCTTTTCATAGAGCCAGGAGGAACGTTCATCAGCAAACGCTTGATATCCCCGTCGCTGACCGCCTGCAAGTGCAAGCAAATAGCGTCCAGGGCCCACCCCCATTTTAGCTCGGTAGACGGCTCTAACACATGCCAAGCTTGTCTAGCGAACTCCGCCAACGAAGCTTCCGCTTTCCGGATCTCTTTCTCTTTACGAATGCTATCCATCAAGACGATATGAGATACCTCACTCATCGGTTTCTCCAAGCTTTGACAGGATCTTCTCTAGGGTCTCCAGTTCCTTGTTGGTCAAACCCTTCAGCACCTTAGCGCTCAGCTTTGGTTTAGTGATGTCTTGGGTTTCAACTTCCGTTTTGACAGGCACCTTCTTGTGGGCGTAATCCATTAGTGTCCTAGCTGCCGTGATACGGTCGCCCATTTTAGCGTCTTCGTTGCGGTACGTGCGGGCTAAGAACTCCAACGGCATCTCGCCGCTACTTTGCAACCACCTAACAGTCGCCTGTTGCGTGGGGTCTAAGTATTCCGCCTGGCTCGGAAAATCCACAGAGCTGACATTCAACCCCATAGCTTCGTTCAGCATCCGTCTTTCTGTTTGCACGGAGTGGGCCATGGCGGTGACGACACTAATCAGCAAGATTTCGTCATAGCGAGCGACCCAACGCTTGTAAGTCTCCCACTGGTCCAGCTGGGATTTACTCCAACCTTCCAACGGATCTACAGGATCAGCGGGCGGCTTGGGTTTTACCCCTAGATCTTTTTCTACCATAGCGTAGATATCCGGGTTGTCTTTCCTTTGCGCATCCTTGCCCGATTTATATTCACAAAACTTATTATCTATTTTAAGTTTCAAATGCGGAGGTAAAATACTATACCATTTAATAGCATTATCTCCATTTACATTATCATAAAAGTCCATAACTTTCTCCGAAACTACAGTTTTTCACCAAATTCTTACCTGAGGGGTACACAGGGGTACAAAACGCCATTTGAGGGGTACAACACGGTACACCCACTTTCTGACTGCCCCCATTTTGGGGGCAATTGGGGGCAATAGTTTTCTGAGGGGTACAACACGGTATAGAATAGATAGCTTGTTTCCAGAAATAAAAACGTCTCTCTCTGAGTCTTGTAATCTGTACCCCTCAACCATGGTTGTACCCCTCACTCTCGTTCCTCTGTTCTCAATGATCTCCAGGGTGGCTCTTCTAAACCCTATCTCTTAGGACTGAAGTTGTACCCCTGTTGTACCCCTCAAATTACCAGTTTTTCACCCATTTTTCACCATTTTCTCACATTTTGAGGGGTACAACTCAGTCGCACCTCTCGACCCAGTACATCGACCTTTTGTCCAGCATTTTTGACCGAATTCTGAAAATTCCCAGCTTTGTTTGAAATGGAAACTCTTTTACAGCAGATAAAGCATAACCCACTCTTTTATCCAGTGGATCAAATTTTCTGCGGGAAATAACATTTACCCAACCTTCTTGTTGGCTACCTTCTGCAATTTCCTGCGCAAGGGTATTGCCGCGCATATAATGTTTATATTTAGTATCCCTTACTCCGCTTTCCCAGCGCTCCAAAACCCACTCCAGAAACTCATGTTTAACTTCTTCTACTGGATCCAATACACGGTCAGCGTCGTCATTCGCAGGTGGGGAAACATCCACTCCAGCGGCTAGCATAAGGGTGCGGCGCACCAGGTAGTCCCATTGCTTAAATCTGTGAGAGGGTTGCCACTTACCGTCGGATTGTTGCAAAGCCCACTCAATAAGGGATATAGAAGCTGAAACAAGTTTGTCGCTGTTGTCTGCCGCCCAACCTACTAGGTCTAGATGTTTAAACTTGCGAGTGTTCCCCACGTCGGTGCGCGCTAAGCGAATCATGACAGACCGAGTTTGTATATCACCGGCCACCACCATGTTCACACCGTTAATCACAAACATGCTACGGTTGGGTACAGTGCGCACTTCTGATTTACCTAGAATGCGGAATTCAGGCATCACGGAAGTAAGAGTTTCCGTTAGGGCGGCGCTGCGGAATTCTCCGTCGTGGTTGTCGTACACGATTACGCGCTTGCCTTTGGCTAGGACGCTGGATATCTGTTTCTCTTGTTCTTCATCACTACCCCCGCGAGTAAGTGGGCTGTTGGGGCTGCCGCCTTCCATACCAACTGCGGCAGCAATAGCGTTGGACATTACGGATTTGCCGTCCGACCACTGCGAAGACGTGATAATGTACGCTGGGCAAATATCTAATGCAGGGCGTACCACCGCGCTCAAAACGGCAGAGATAGCAGCCGCGAAGTATCTACCGTACTTTTCTCCGTGTGCGGCTTCTTCGTCTTCTACCGTGTTGCCCAATGCGAAGGGAAAATCGCAGAACAGTTCTTTCAGCACCCCTAAAGCTTCGTCAGGGTGCATACGCTTAACCGCATGTCGGCAAGCGAAGAACATTTTTAGTTCTGAGTCATAACCCCAGTTGTCTTCTATGATTCTACCGTGTCGTGTGATTAGCGGCACGTTGGATATACCCATCAGTTGCGGCATGTTACCCCGGAATGTATTGGGGTCAGCCAGTTCGGTAGCTACGGACGTAGGAGCCTTGATAAGTTGGTCTTTGTACTGCATGACCGTTTTATCTAGCACGGACTGGATAAACTGCACTTCCCGAGTTAGCCACGCTCCCATAGAAGTAGAGGATGACAGAGGGGTGATGCGAGCCATTACTGTGTCGTCAACCGCAGATTCTCTGTTGACTACTACGATTTGACCGCCCATGTTGTAGAACTTCTTGGTTTCTACCATGGCTTTCAACGTGTCGTCGAAAAGTTCGGTTTCTTTTGATGCAACCACGCGGACTTGTGGACGACCGTCAGCTTCTACGCCCGCTTTGATACGTAAAGTGTTCTTGAGCCATGTAAGATGTTTGTCATCCCATTGAGACTCTCTAAGAACACTAATACCTGCTACGTTTTCACCGGCTTCGTGAGTTTCAAACGTGTCATCGACGCCGTTCAAACGCTCTTGGATGTCTTTTTGACCGGAATGTTCAGCGATGTACGCTACCGATTTACGAGCATCTTCTCGGGAGTAACCCGCTTTGGCTAACAGGCCTGCCCAAGCTAGCATGTCGTCGTGGAACGATCCCGGCTTAAATTGCGGTACGCTATAAACCGTAGCCGCTAACAGTCTAGCCGACTCCTTGAGCTTTTCAAATGTCGCCTCTGTAATTTGTTCCAGTGGCGGGGTTTGAGCCTTGGTGCCACCTTTCCAGCAAACCAAATCCAGTCGACGCTCTTTGTCCAAAATATAGGACGGCGGGAACACCGTTTGCTTACCTGCGCTGCGAATCTCAATAGCCATACCTTTACCGGAAGGGCGTTTGAGTTCAAAAGACTGGTCTCCGACACAGCGGTACAAGTAATGTGCAAGTTGCTGAGTGTCTTTGCCGTAGTATCGACCAAAACAGCCTCCGGTTTGCGGCAAGAAGATTGACGCAGCTTCTACTAATTCTAAGTCGTCGATGTCGACATCGGTAATACCACCACTCATTTCCCCCAGCAGAATGCCGATATTGTTAAAGCCTTTGAAATCATCTTGACTGTATTTAACCTTCCCGGACGCCCAGTCTTTCTCGGTGATCTTCTTGGTGCCCGGTTGTAGCTTCAAAGGTTGCCAGCCGCGAGACACGTACTGGTTATAAAAACTACGAACGCTTTCTTGATGGTTTTCACTACTGCGAGAAGACTCCTCTAGTGCGGACAAGATTTCTTCTCGAGAAGGATCTTTGCGCGGCAGTTCCACTACGTTGGACTTCGTCATCACCGTACCCCACTTACTTGGGGGTTGATACTACGTTGAAAAACCTTCTCTAACTTAAATGACGCCATGTGTTATTCTCCAGCATACAGTTATGCGGTGTGTTTTGTTCAGATTGCGAAGGTTCGACAATCCGATTGAAACTCTTACATTATACGCCCGCCGTTCAGCGCGGGCAACACTGTTCAAAACTCTTCGGCTACCAGGTTGAGGTATTTCCCAGACTTACGAGCCTTGATTTTACGAGGGGTTGGTAATCCGAAAGCTTTTATGCGAGCATGTTCGGCTTCTTTGGGTACAGAAGCGTGACCTCGTTTTTGAAACCATTTAACAGCTTCGTTGAAGGCAAACCCGGAATACTCGCAGCAAACAAACTCATTAACCCCTACAACTACCCCTGAATCGGTGGCCGCCCTATAGTTAACCATTAGAATCTTTTTACCGGGCTGGGTACGGCTTCCAATCACTGTGTACTTTACGTCTCTTACAGATAACCATATACCACCTGGAGAAGCTAACATGGGGTCAATGTCGGTAAGCTTTTCTCCCTTCTTAGCTTCCCGCGACACAGTTCTCGGCTTAGGGGCGGCTGACACTTTTACGGTTTCTCCACCTTTTTTGTCGTACACTTCTTCCATACCCGCGCAGATACCGCCATGTATTTCCAAGTTACCTGAGAAGTCGATAACTAGGCAGTTCTCCTTACCTTCCGCCTTGCGGGTGCCGCGACCTAGCATCTGCCTCCATAGCTCTTGAGATTCAGTAGGTCGCAGACATATAATGCAATCTAGCGCGGGGAAGTTGAACCCTGTGTGTAAAGTGGACACCGAACACATCACCGGAAACTCTCCGTTCTTCCACCGTTCCAGCTTACCTGTACGGTCTTCTGTGTCAGCAACTACGAAGTCCGCCTGTAAACCTGTAGATGTAAAACACCTAGCCGCAAGATCAGCTACTGCTACAGAAGGGGCGAACACTGCGATGTGTTTGCGATGCTTGGCGATATCTTTAGTGATTTTAGCCACCATGTTCAACCACTTAACATCTTCTTGTTTTTCTACTGACTTCACATCAAACTCACCCGCTACGTGAGTCAGTTTTTCTACCTCCAAAGAATGTTCTGTTTTAACCCCAATCAACGGGCTAAGGAAACCTTCTTTGACGAGTTCTAAGACAGAAACCTCGTGGCATTTGTCGCTAAACCATTTATCCTGACCGTAAACAGGTGCTCCTCCGCGAGAAGGTGTGGCAGAAAGACCGCAGCGTTGGGCGTCGGGGAAAGCATTGAAGAATGTAGGGTAAAACTTGGCGTCGCTGTCCGGGTCAGCGCACAAGTGGGCTTCGTCGATAAGTAGCAGGTTGGGCGTAGGTATCTGCTTATTTAAAATAGGACGGTAAAGACTCTGTACACTGGCGAACAATACCGGGTGGTCTTTGTCACTACGTTCCAAACCGGCACACAACACGCCTGGTTCGATACCTGTCAAGCGTTGAAACTCTTCAGCGTTATTTTTCACTAGCTCTTGTACGTGAGTCGCTACGATGACGCGGCCACCTTTCTCTAAAACCCGACGAGACAACTCCGCAACAACTAGAGACTTACCTGCGCCGGTTGGTAGCTCTACAAGCGGATGGCCGCCGGATTTTAAACACTCCCAAGCTTTGTCGCAGCTTTCCTGCTGGTAATATCGCAACTTCATACATGTTCTCGCTATGTGTTATAGGGGTGCTCAGTATAGCGTAATCTGCGTTTTACGGCAAGTATAAAAATATTTTGCCCCCATAGCCAAAAAGGGGTTTACTTTTATGCCCCCATGAACTATACTTGTTTTCAAGGTTGACCACCTTGAACCGATAACTGATAACTTGGAAGGATCAAACATGAAAACCTACGCTACTCGCACCCAAGCTCTCCGCGCCCTCCGCAATATTGGAGACGAGGCTCTTAAGAACGCTAAGAAGCTGATTGTTGAGACGGAAGACGGAACATTCTCTTTTGATGAAGACTTGGCTGAGCTGGCTCAGTACGAAGGTGTTGTGGGTATTGAAGAGTCTGAAGAGGTCTTACCGACTGCTAAAATCGCCCCTATTGGTAAAGAAGTTGAAGGTGATCCGCATGACTACCAGTGCCCGCATTGCGGTATTGACCTGATGAACGGTGTTGGCGGCCACGGAGACGATTACACTGACGGCAAGGGACGGGTTCGCTACATTAAACATGACAAGTTCGAATATCGGTGTTTAGCATGTGAAGGTGAATTCGGAACCTCTATACATAAAACAATTAAAACCAAAGAGGGTTCAAACCGGGCTAAGAGTGAAACCCAATCCAACACTATGCGTTCTTCCATCAAACTGAATCGCACTATCGCTTGTATCGACACAGGGGGAACCTGGAAGAACGCTCACCAAATGTACAAAAACAATCCGTCATGGATGTCTTCCGGTCAACAAGACCGTCTGACTGCGGCTCTCTACGCTGCAGCTAAGAAGGGTGAGAAAATTACTGTTGAAGTAAATTCACGCAGGTTTCAACTGGTGGAGGTCTAATATGTGTTTCAACCGAGAGTATCTGAAAATGGTGTTGGTTCAAGAAGCAGGTGATGCCGAGTTTATAGATGTTTTGATGGCGTGCTGCGGCAGAGGGATGGAAATTTAAAATAACGCTTTACTTCTTTGCCCCCATGAACTATAATGGGGGCATGTATAACAAATAACGTGAAAGGTGATCCAGATGCAACTCTCTGCCAACTCTTACAAAAAGCGCAATCGTAAACAAAAGACTTGTTATTGCAAGGCTTACGCTTTCCCCCACCGCGAAGAAAGCGGTAAGTGTTACGCTGTAGAATCTGGTCCGTTTTGCGGAGAATGCGGTAAGCCGTGCGACGTATACACCGAAGACACAGGTATTGGGTCTTATGAATACTGGGGAGCGACCGGTGTGCACACTCGCATCGACTACTCTTCTAGCTGCTGCAATGCGCAACTTTACAGCGATGCATCTCTTAATAACGAGTGGGAGGTATGACCATGAGCAACGCACAACACGCGCCGAGGCCGTGGCAAGTGCACCCGGCGTCGTTTGGTATCTATCCAAGCAACACGCTGGACGTTTCGAAGCGCATCGCCACCGTGGATACATGCGCCTGCATCGAGCAGGAAAAAGCAAATGCCCGCTTGATCGCCGCAGCTCCAGAATTGCTGGAAGCTCTGGAAATGGTCATGGCGAAATACAGCAAGCACCTTGATAATTTTGCTTTCGAACAATGCCATTCCGTCATCGCCAAAGCAAAGGGGGAGTAACCGTGAACAAAATTCGCAGAACAGAACTGGCTAAACTGATGGACAGGTTGCAAGACATTCAACCGACTCTTTCAAATTTAAAGTCAGAGGTCGACGCTATTAGGGATGAAATTGAACGAATCTGTCAAGAAGAACAAGATAGTTACGATAACTTGACAGAAACGCTACAGGAATCAGAACGGGGTATCACCATGTACGAAAACGTGTCTACCCTAGAAGAAGTTTCTAGCACATTAGAAAGCTTTTACTCTAGTATCGAAGATTTTGACATAGATGACATTCTGAGTAGGATAGATGACGCAAGGGGTCAACCTTGAACACTAACAAAGTAAAGCTGGCGGTAACTGTAGCTTCAGCTGTTTTACCCGGAGGGTTTGTGCTGCTAACCGTGTACTATTTGCTCAGGAGAAAGAAGTGAACGACAGAGAAGCTGTACGTGAACTGATAAACACCTTGATTGAAATAAGAACTTTGTGTCCAAACCTGTTTCAGCCGATCAGTATTAGACACGCTAAGTGGGGTAGGACTCTGAATCGATACATAGAGCGCGAAAACTGTATTCGTGAACATTTAGAAAAAGAGGGTAACACATGAAAAACGCAGATATCAAAAAGCTGGTCGAAGAATACATCCGAGTTGATGAAGAAGTAAAACGTTTGGAGCGTAATAAGAACAAGCTAAAAGAGAGTATCATCAGCTTGGGTGAAGGTGTGCACTGTTGCAATCTGGGACATGTTAGCGTTACTTGTTCTAGCTCTAAACGCATCAGTTCAGAACTTTTAAAAGAGAAGTTTGGAGAAGATCAGCTCCAGGACTGTTATAGCGAATCACAAACTGTGACTGTCCGTATTTCATTGAAAAAAGAGGATCAATAATGTCTAAGTCTATTTTCCCAACGTATTCTCTGTCCCGTAACGATATTAAATGGGAGAAATACTTAGACGCAATGACTCCTTGGGAAAATCACGAAGGTGTTTGGTTCAAACGGGATGACCTGTTTCAGCCTCTAGGTCCTGGGGGTCCAGGTGGGTCTAAATGTCGTCAGTTGATTCACCTGATTAGTTCTCAGCGAGGGGGTAAAACCCACATTTTATCTGGGGCTAGTGTGCAGTCTCCGCAGTTACTAATGTCAACGATTATTGGAGCGCATTACGGCTTGCCTTCTAGGCTGGTTGTTTACAGTAAGCCTGAAACGGTGCTTCGGCATTCTTCTCCGCGTATCTCTGCGGGTTTCGGAGCCACTTTCGAATACGCCAGCGGTCCGTACAACCCTATTATCCAACGTAAGGTTCACGAGCTGACTAAGGACACTTCTCTAGTTGTACCATACGGTATCACGGTGGATCACTTAACGAGACCAGCGGAAGAAGTGTTAGCGTTTCATGAGGTGGGAGCGCGACAGGTAAGTAATCTACCAGAAGACGTCGTTCGTCTAGTCATGCCTGCAGGTTCGTGTAATTCTCTGGTTAGCGTGCTGCTAGGGTTGTCCAGAGACTCTAAGAATCTGAAGCAGCTGTTCACTATCGGCATCGGCCCTGATAAGATGGACTGGGTGAAATCTCGTTGTCAGGTTATGGGGATTGATCTAAACCGGTTCCAGTTCGAGTGGCGTCATCACAGTCTACATGACACGGGGTTCTCTTCTTACAGCGAACATATGAAAGAAAGTTTTGACGGTATTGACTTCCACCCTGTGTACGAAGGTAAAATGTGGCGCTGGCTGAAAAACAATGAGCCTATTACGGGTAACGGTAAAACCGGGTTTTGGATCGTAGGGTCTGAACCTAGTCCGTCGGCTATGGAGAAATTTTTCACCCATGCAGAAAATTTGGAGTATGTATGATTTACGAGTTACATATCCGTAGAGGGGTATTAGTAAACACTGACCCGCAGCGGCGATGTTATGACGGTTGCCACTTTTCCAGCCGGGTCGATTGGTCAGATTGGGAGCGCTGGATGGATTACCCTAGTTTAGAAAAAGCGGAACACGCCGCTAAGCTTTTTGCTAGGGAAGACCAGCAGTTCAAAATTGTAACCAAAGAAGAGGAGTTAGCTTGAAAGACTATCGCGCAAAAGAAAACCGGGTAGAATACTTTACCGATCTGTACCGTATGAACTTGCAGCACGGAGTGATGCCGGGTCTAGTTTATTTGTATATGCCTAAATTAGCCGAACGTTATGGCTGGGATGCGGAGCAAAAGTTGTGGTTTGCGTTTTTGAATGGTAACACTCAGAACCCTATCACCTCTTTGCGTATCATGCAAGAGTTCCCTACGCCTGTTACTAGTGACAAAGATCTAAAGAAGTTCACGGATTGGTTCAACGCTAACTGGGAAACTTTGTCTTTTGATACCGATCGCCGTTACCAGAAAAAAGAACTACCTCTTTCGGTTCAGTTTTATGGGGGTCTGGTGGAGCTGTACGGTTCTCAAGAAAAGTTGCTAACTGGTTCGTTCTCAGAACTGTGGGACAGGGTTATTTCTAAGTTCCATAGCTTCGGAAGGTTGGCGACTTTCTCATATCTTGAATACGTCAAGATCATGGGTTTCGGAGCAGAATGTGACAATCTGTTTCTGGAGGACAAATCGGGTAGCAAGTCTCATCGTAACGGGTTACTGTTTCTGCTAGGTTTGGACCACTTGGTTTGGGATAAACGTATGGGAGAGGCTTCACACGACGGTAAGTATGGAAATTTTCACCGTATGTGTGAATGGCTCACTAATAACGCGATGTCTTATTTGCAAAATTGCGAAATTGAACACAAAGACGCAGGCTTTTTCACGTTAGAGTCGCAATGTTGCCAATTCAAAAACGGGTTTTTCCGTCGACGCTACCCCGGAGTGTATGCTGACATGGCGTGGGACCGTATTAAATGGTATGAAGACAGAGACATGGGGGATCTGACGAAAGTGTTCCGACAGATTAGAGAAGACAATCTACCAGAATGGCTAAGGATGGAATGCGAAGACAATGCTTTTAAGTACCTTAACCACGTAAACAAACGCGCTTCAAAGTTCGCAGACACGGGTGTTCCGTTCCGCGCTGAATATTTCATGTAAGGATAAATAAATGTCTAACACTAAAATCGTAAACCTGCGAGGAACTTCTGGGTCCGGTAAATCTACTGTAGTGTTTACCCTAATGAAGAACTTCGAAACTCAACCTTTGTCTGGGAAAGACGGTAAGATCAAAGGGTATGTTGTAGATGCATCGGAGGTCGGTATCACTAAACCTATCTACGTTATCGGGCGGTACACCACCGCCTGCGGAGGTCTGGACACGGTGCCGACCCAAGTAGACGCCGCTGAACGAGCGGTGGCGGCTTATAATCTAGGCGGTCACGTGCTGTGTGAAGGGTTGCTGTGTTCTGCCGCCGGACCTAAGGGTGCTCTAACTATTGCTCTGCAGAATACAGGGGCTGCAGTTTTCGCCATCATGGACACACCTCTAGAAAAATGTATTGAACGTGTGCAAGAGCGTCGCAAAATTCGCGGAGATGAGCGCCCGCTAAATACTAAGAACACCCGTGACAAATGGACGCAGACTATGAGCACGGCCAAGTCTCTGTCGGCTTTGGGGTACAATGTGGTAAGTGTTAATCACGAGAACGCTTACGAGGACGTGTTGAACATTTTTCGCCAAGCGGAAGCACGATCATGACTCATTTCAACCGCCCGTCTCCGGGTCGCCCGTCGGTGGAGGACGTATGCTACTGGGTGTATGAAAGAGAAGTTATACGTATCCAAAAAGAACGAGGATTACCAGCGCCCTGGACAGAAGACCCAGTGTTACGTGATTACCGTTTTTGCAACGTAAAGCGTCGTGACGATAAGGTCAGCCGCTGGTTGATCGACAACGTGTATAGCAAATACCTAGAAGGCGATTTGTGGTTTATCGCGGCGATTGCTAGGTATGTTAATTGGCCGCCGACCATCCTACGTCTATTAGAGGAAAGAGTGTTACCCGAGCAGGCAGAAAAATTTGACCCTGAAAAGATGTCAGACACTATTAAAAGTATGGCCGCCGACGGGGTTAAAGTTTGGGGTTCAGCTTACATGATTTACCCCGGTCGCGACAAAGGAGTAAGCAAAGCAGACACGATCGCTTCCAAGTTTCTGCTACCTTTAGCCCGAGACGCCGAAACGATTCGATCAGCAGTCAGGAAAAACAGCGTGGAGGCAGTGACCAACTGCTTAACTGGTTATCACGGTTGGAACACTTTCTTGTCGGGTCAAGTTAGCGCTGATCTAACTTACTTTGAACCCTTTAACGCTGCGTCTGATATCAATACTTGGGCACCTGTTGGTCCAGGATCTACCGAAGGGTTGAATATCCTGTTTGGTCGCCCTAAAACCTCAGCCTGGAAGCAAGAAGAGTTCAATAAGCGGCTTCAGTGGGTTAAGTCGACATTGGAAGACAATATCGCGCTGAAAGGGTTGACCTTACATGACGTGCAGAATGTTATGTGTGAAATGTCTAAGTACTGGAAGGCTATCCAATCAGAAGCCAAACCTAAGCGTTTGTACCAACCTGAAACTAACTTTTGAAAGAACATATGGAAATAACTGCAACTAACGCCAATTCTATGTTTTCAGACATGTTCTGGAAGCTTCACATTTACGGAGTTAAGGCTGACTCTCGTAATGGGCCTGTGGTTCGTATTATGGAACCCGTATTAACCACAGTGTTAAATCCTAGGGAGAGGGTGCTTTTTCACAAGGGTCGAGACGCCAATCCGGTGTTCCATTTGATGGAAAGTGTTTGGATGCTGGCTGGTAGGAACGATGTTGCTTTCCCTGAGCTGTTTAACTCTCGTATCGGGCAATATTCAGACAATGGTGAAACCTTCAATGCTGCATACGGATACCGGTGGCGTCACCATTTCGGGTTCGACCAGTTGACGGCGGTGATCACCCAATTGCGAGCCAGCCCGTCTACCCGTCAGGGCGTTGTGCAGATGTGGGAAAGCTCAGATCTAGTCAAGGAAACCAAGGACAAAGCGTGTAATACGCAGTTGATCTTTGAGGTATCTAATGAGAAGCTGAATATGACTGTCATTAATCGTTCCAACGATGCGTGGTACGGTTACGCAGGGGCTAATATTGTGCATTTTACGGTGCTACAGGAATTTGTAGCTAACGCTGTTGGTGTCGATGTCGGACTGTATCGTACTTTTAGCACCAATTTACATCTGTACACTGAAATGTACGGGGCGACTAAATATTTAGAAACTCCACCGCTATCAGAAGACTACGACATGTATCGTTACGGTGAAGTTGAACCTTACCCGTTGGTAGAAAACAATGAATGGGTTCAATGGTTGCGAGATGCTGAAAAATTTTGCGAAAACCCATTCGCCGAACCAGACTATAATTGCCGGTTTTTTACAGAAGTGGCGTATCCTGTGGCAATGGTTAGCAAGGTTCGCAAAGAAAAAACCGGAAACGGTATGGAGTGGGTCAATCGCATTGTCGCTTCTGATTGGAAGATGGCTGTCGCTGACTGGGTCGAGCGTCGTGAAAACGCTAAGAGGGGTGAAAAGTGAAAGATCAGTTGGGATTTCTAGTTGACGGAGCCAATGTCAGACGCTACCACACTATACCTACACTAATTCCGGAAACCGTCGGGCATCATTCCCACATGGTAGCGTTGTTAGTTTTTATGTTGGTGGAAAATCCTTCAAAAAATTTAATCTTCGCGGCTCTCGTACATGACCTAGCAGAACATCAAACAGGAGATATCCCGTCACCTAGTAAACGTCGTTTTGGCATAGGTGAGCAGGTTAATGAGGTAGAAAGTATCCTGCTTGAGGAGTCCGGTTGGGGGTATGAGGAGCTTACGAACGCCGAGTGTCGCGCTCTAAAAATAGCTGACTTAGCTCAAGGGGCTATGTATTCGGCGGAAGAAATTCTGAGGGGTAACTCAAGAATGAAATCGGTTTTTGACCGATACATTAGCTACGCGGAAGACTTGATGCTGTGCGGGGCGGAAACAGAACTTTTTAACCAAATCAAGGATATGCTAAAATGAGTATTGAAAATAAAGTTGAACAGGTTGACGGGGATCACTATCAGGCGGGGTCCGGCGGGGTGCAACACTGGGATTATTGCGTTGGCGCCAACGTAGGTTATCTAGAAGGTTGCGCTACAAAGTATCTATGTCGGTGGCGTAAGAAAAACGGCTTGACGGATCTAAAAAAGGCTCGGCATTTCGTTAAGAAGCGTATCGATAGCGTGCAACAGGGTACAGGGGCTGTGAAAGGTGTAAACATTAAAGACGGCATGTTCAACAGGTTCATTTCAGATAACGGTATCCCGGCCAAAGAGAGGGGGCTGATCAATGTTATTATGCATTGGAAAAGGCTGGATCAACTCATAGAGACTTACTACGGGTTAAACTCTATGATCCATGAGATCGAGTTAGAAAAAGCCCGTGGTATTGAAGATAAAGAAGGTGAGCCAACTTCAGCCTACGTAAACCAAGATGCCTAATACTATTGTTTTTGACACTGAGATTCTAGGTGGACGCTTCCTGTTCAAAGGTAGAGTACTAGAGAACCGCAACCTTATAAGTATATGGAGCAATGAGGATGGGTGTATCTCTAAGTTGAGAGATGTCATGAATTCTGGGTGCCTGTTTGTGTCTTTCAACGGTATAAAGTTTGACATACCTATTATTTCGGCCGTGATGTGCGGTAAAGATATCAAGACGGTAAAAATGATAGCTGACAGTATCATTAAGCAAGAGATGCAGCCTTGGGAAGCGGAAAGAAGATTCGGTCTACCGCCTCTAAAAGTAGACCATATAGATCTAATAGAGGTGGCTCCTTCTTTCGTAGGGCTAAAAACTTACATGGCTCGCATGCATTCTACGTGGTTGAGAGACTTACCGTTCCCCCATGACGTAGAATCGCTAACGGAAGAAGAGTTCCAGCTTATAGGTCGTTATTGCGAGAATGACTTAGACGGCACGGAAGAACTGTTCAAACATCTAGAGGACCAATTACTACTTCGCTTGGAAATGTCTAAAATGTACAACGTTGATTTGCGAAGCAAGTCAGACACCCAAATGGCGGAAACGTCATTTATTCAAAAGCTGAACATCAAACGTGTTAAAAAATCAGTACCGTACACTATCAACTACAAGATGCCTGACTATGTAAACTTTGAAGCTGAACACCTTCAGGAATTAGCTTGTAAAATGCAGAACCACGAGTATTTGATGAATATGGCTACCGGGCACGTTATTCTACCTGACTTTTTAAAGGACAAAGTATCTTTGAATAAAGGGTTGTACCAGCTTGGTGTCGGCGGTATACATTCTACGCATGATAAAAAGGTTTGTCACGTATCAACAGATGACTGGGTTGTCACTGATATTGACGCGGCTTCGTATTACCCCACTATCTGGGTAAAATGGGGTAGCAAGTTGGAAAATACAGATCAAGCCTTGACTGAAGAATATAGTAAAGTGTACCACCGTCGTCTAGAAGCCAAAAAACAAAAAGATAAAAAGCTTGCTGAAAACTTGAAAGTGCCTATCAACGGTACTTTCGGTAAACTGCTGAGCCGGTACTCACCTTTGTACAATCCTGAACTCGGACTCTTCATAACTTTGACCGGCCAGCTGACGTTGTTGAACCTGATAGAAAAGTTAGAGAAAATAGGCGCGACAGCTTTGTCAGCCAATACCGACGGTATAGCTATGGCTTACCCTAAACATCTAACGTCTAAAGTAGAAGACGTTGTTTCGGAGTTTTCAAAGCTAACAGGGTACGATTTCGAATACACTCCGTACAGAGTATTAGCCATGAAAGACGTTAACAATTATTTAGCGGTTAAAGCGGATCGCACGGTAAAAGCTAAAGGTATTTACGCGGACGCATACGCCGAAACATCCATCGAGAAGCTAAAGAAAAACCCGACTTCTAAAGTTTGCGCTTATGCTGTTGGGCAATGGCTTGCTCATGGTACGCTGTTCGGGGACACTATACGTGACGCCCCCTTTACCGATTTCATATCGGCTCGGAACGTCACAGGGGGCGGGGTACAAGGTGAAGAATACCTGGGTAAAGTTGTCAGATGGTATCAAACCACGGACAAAACGTTACCGGGTATAACCTATGGACCTGGTAAAAAAGAAGGTGACAGGGTTGCAAAGACAGAAGGAGCTAGGTCTTGTATGGTCTTAAAAAATAAACAAGCCCATCCGGCAGATTTGGACTATACTTGGTACCTTAAAGAAGCCATATCTATAGCAATTAACGTCGGATGTTCAGCTTACCTTTCTCCAGAAGAGCTGGCTTTAGTGGAGAAACCGGCTAAGGTGAAACGCCAAAGAAAGGTGAACCAGTGAATAGATCAACCGTATGGGTCGTATACAACGATTCTCGTAAGAACATGTCTGCCGCTGAAAAGTTTGGCAACCTGAAAGACGTGTTTTCTTCTGTCGGTAAAATTTACAACGGGGACAAGCTGATAAGTCACGCTAGAAACACGTTGAAAGATTGGAAACATGGGGACCACTTGCTTATGGTGGGTGATCCGACTCTTTGCGGTATTTGTGTAGCTATTGTGTCTGAAATGGAAGGAGAATTGAACATTCTACGCTGGGACCGTATAAATTTCGACTACACCCCGCTAAAGCTAGTATTTTAAAGTTTTACACAGCACCACTGACACGGTATCGCACCGTGTATAACTATAGGAGTAATCATGAGTAACTGGAAATCCAACCTTGTTGTTGGTAAGCAAGAGCTTCCCCCTCGTATCTGTTTGTACGGAACCCATGGTATCGGTAAAAGCACGGTAGCTAGCATGTTCCCTAACCCGATCTTCATTTCCACAGAAGACGGTATTGACGGCTTGGATGTTACGAGTTTTCCTCGCGCTAAGCACGTTAACGATGTCGTAGAAAACATCAAAGTTTTGATCAAAGAAGAACACGATTTCAAGACAGTCGTCCTGGACACCGTGGACTGGCTGGTTGAACCTTTGATTATTGACGACGTAGAAGCCTCTCATGAAGCTAAAGAGTTGGCTTACGGTAAAGGTCAAGTTCTAGTCGCAGAAAGCTTTCGAGAAATTCTACAGGGTATGGACACTCTCCGGCGCAAGCGTAACATGAACGTGGTTCTTCTGGCTCACGCTAACGTGGTTAAGTTCGAGTCCCCGATGACAGAACCGTACGATCGCTACCAGCCTAAGCTGCCTAATCGATGCAATGCCTTGTTGCAAGAATGGGTTGATGTGCTAGGTTTTGCCGCATTCAAAGTGGTTATCAAAAAGTCAGACGCAGGTTTTAACAAGGAAGTTACTCGCGGGGTGTCTACTGGTGAGCGACTGTTACACTTGGTTGAAAACCCGGCCTTTCTGGCTAAGAACCGCTATGCGTGTCCCGACAATATCGAGTTGTCGTACGAAGAAATCATCAAAGTAATCCCTGTTAAAGTTTAAGGAGAAGTAATCATGGCAAAATTTGGATTTGATGTTACTGAAGTTGAAGTTTCTGAGCGTGGTGATTTTGAAGTTATGCCAGAAGGTGAGTACACTTTGAAGGCTACCGAAGCTGAGATGAAAAACACTAAGGCTGGTGATGGTAAATACCTAGCGGTCACTTTTGAAGTAGTTAAAGGCGAACACGCAGGGCGTAAAGTTTGGCAAAATTTCAATATCTTTAACCCTAACGACAAGGCTGAAAAAATCGGTCGAGAACAGGTTGCAGGGTGGGCTCGAGCTTGTGGTAAACCTAATGCGTCGGATTCTGACACTTTGTTGGAGCGTTCGTTTCAGTGCGTGTTGAAGGTTGAAAAGGGTTCGGGTGGTTATTCGGACAAGAACCAGATTAAATCTTTCTTGACCAGTGGTAACGATGCCGGAACAGAAAAACCCGCATCTAAGAAAGCTTCGGAAAAAGCAGAAGTCGAAAAAGATGACTCACCTGCGCCGTCGGCTAAGAAGAATCCCTGGGATTAACTAATTAGCTGCGCATGCCGGCTCTGCGCATTACAAGTCCCCGGACGATACGATAACGTCTAACTAAAGGTTAACACATGGTGGCTATACCTAAACCTGAAACATCCATCGCAGATTCCATTTATGAAGCTATTGAAAAACGAGAAGAAAAAGAGTTACGTCTTTCTCGCATAGGGGCTTCCGGTATTGGTGGGTCATGCTTGCGAGAAATATGGTATTCTTGGCGGGTCTACGACGATAAGAAATTTGATGGCCGCATGTTACGCCTGTTCCAAACCGGACACTTACAAGAAGATCGTATCCTGTCTGATTTAAAGCTTGCTGGATACACTGTTTGGGACAGAGACGACAACGGTGAGCAGCCTACTTTTACAGATGAAACAGGGCATTTTGTAGCAAAGCTGGATGGGGTTATCAAAGGTGTTCCAGGTTCAGAAAAAACCCCGCACGATCTGGAAATAAAGACACACAGCCTCAAAAGTTTCGATGACGTAGTAAAGAAAGGTGTAGAGGTGTCTAAACCTTTACACTACGCACAGATGCAGGCGGGTATGATGCTGTCAGATGGATCCCTAAAAAGGGCTTTGTACGTGGCGTTATGTAAAAACGACGAAAGATACCACGTGGAGAGAATCAGAGAAGATCTTCCCGCCCAAGACGTTATACGTAAAAAAGTTATCAAGCTGGTGGAAGCCACTATACCACCTGTTGGTATCTCTGCCGATGGTAAATCCTTTGAATGTAAATGGTGCGACATGAAGGCTGTGTGCTTGGGAGAAAAAGAACCGATCGTAACTTGTCGTTCTTGCCGGTTTTCTGTAGTGGGTAAAACCAACGGTGAATGGTTGTGCGGTAACACTGGGGCTGTTCTAACTAATTCTGAGCAGCTCAAAGCGTGCGAAAGTTACGAGGTTCTGTCATGATAGTTATAGGTGTTGATCCAGGGTTGAGCGGGGCGGTTGGCGTATTGAAAGATGGGCGGTACGTATCTGTTGCCGATATACCAGTTATGCACAAAGGGTACGGTACAGTTAAAACAGAAGTAGATGCGGCAGGTTTGTACCGGCTAATTCAATCTACAGTTGATTCGAAAGAAGCCTGCGAGATAGCCCTAGAAAGAGTTTCGGCCATGCCGGGTCAGGGATCTTCTAGTATATTCAGCTTTGGTGACACTTACGGAGTCTGTCGCGCTGTGGCTGCGGTTTCAGGATTACCCTTAAAGTTAGTGACACCAGCTTCTTGGAAAAAGCATTTCACACTCACTTCTAACAAAGAAGAGTCTAGATCTAAGGCTATCCGCTTGTTTCCAGGTGCGCCGTTAGAACTAAGGAAGCATGCCGACAGAGCCGAAGCGCTGTTAATAGCCCGCTATGTTTGGGAAACAGAGTACGCTTGAACTAAAAATAACGCTTTACTTCTTTGCCCCCATGAACTATAATGGGGGCATGTATAACAAATAACGTGAAACAGAAAGGAATTAATCATGGACTGGTTATTCTGGCAAGCGCTTATCTGGACATGTACGGACGACCCGTGCATCAGTTTCAAGAAGCGCGAGGTGGTGCCGATGTGTGTTCGACATGAGGTTAAGTTGACCTGCGAAGAGGCTGATGCGTTCGACAAAGACGAGCGCCCGCTCGAAGAGAAGCGTGCCGTGCTGCGCACCCGTCTGGACCCGAAAGCACCATGGATGTATCACGAACGATTCGAGGTGCAGAAATGAAAAAGAAGATATGGATCGCTGTGGGTGTCGTTGTATGGACACTACTCGTGGGGTTCGTCAGTTACTCCTACGGAAGCTATGAGCAACGGTATCTGGAAGTTCAGGAATGTCATGCAGGAGATGATCGTGGTCGTATTTGAGAGGATTTCCACAGCGATGGAAAATTACAAGTATCTGAAGAGTCGGAACCAGTCCGAGGCGTTCAGCCGGTCGGGTCTTGATGTGGTACTGAAATCGTTCGTTAAGCTGGTCACGTACCTTCTGACGATTGTTGTCGGTATCTGGTGGTTGTCCGACCAAGCGAATGCGCTGGAAGTGAAGGTGTTGAGTTCGCAGGAAAAGTACGTCAAGGAACTCGAAGGAGTACTGGCGACGTGCTTAGGTGAGCGAGAGGGTGTCATCACCATTGGAGATGACGTATATTTTTGTAAAGCTGTTGCAATCGGGGTGAAGAAATGACTAAGGTGACGATCAGTGATGCCGCCAAAGCCTTGTGCGCCCTTGAGGAAGAACGCAAGAAGTTGTGGGAAGAGGCACAAGAAGTCAGTCACGCTCAGTGCAAATTGATGGCGGATACGTCGTGCGAGATGCTTCGATTGTCGGGTAAACATGCCGTGATTCTTGACCGGATGATGAAACTGGATGACGTATCTGTCGAGATTCGTAAGAAGTTGGTGAGTCTATGAAATTACATAAGATTGATAACTACACTGTGACTACGACCGTAGGCGAAATGGTTGCAGAATTGATGAAGTTCGACCAATCAGCCTATGTGTTCACTGAAGGGTGTGATTGTACGGGCAACGTGGTCAGCGTCATGCTTTGTTCCGACGGGACTGTTCTCATTGAGCGCGATGGGTGGGTAGTTAAGCAGGCCGGGATATTTGAATGGCCCGCTGATGATAAAACCATGGATGCTGACTGGCAGGAGGTTGCATTCATAAAGTCGTGGGCAAGAGAAGGTTCTAACGCCGAATTAAAGGGCGGGCTTTAGCCCGTCCGCTTTGAATGTGGAGTTAGAAGGCAATGAATAGACCTGAGCGAATTTACAACGTGAGCCAGACGCAATTGAGCGTTGCGAAGTTTTACGGTGGATGCAAATTCAACGGTGCGGATTACCACTATGACGCCGAAAGCGACACGCTGACGAGGATGGACATTTGGAAAGCGCGTATTGCAAGCAGCAAGGAAGATGCCGCGAAAGCCGCAAAGGCCGAACGCGAAAAATGGATGAAGGCGCAGCAGAGTTTTGCTGCCTTCTAACGCTTGAATTAACCGGCGCCGGTAGGCGTCCGGTTGAATGAACTGTTAGAAGGCCGGCTGATAAGGAGATTTGAATGTACTCAAGAATCAACAACAACGTATTTTTCCTGCTGCCGGCAATTGCGGTAGGAGTCGATACAGACGGGCAGTATTTTGTAGAGGTTGCGTTTTTTAACATTGCAATTGGCTTTGGGAGGACTGAGTAATGTGTGATTACCAAGGCCATGAATTTGGAGCGATCTACCCTGACAGCGTGTGCATTGACGGGTTTTTGTGGGATGCCGACAGCGGTGACGCTTGCGGCGACGGATGGTGCTACACGAATGGCGGCGAAATACCCTGCCCGCAGTGCAACGCGGATGCCTATGCCGAGCATGTTCGCAGTGATGACGACTTGCCTTCTAACGCTTAGGTGATGGGCGCGAGGCTTGCCGAGCGTCATCATCGACCGGAGTGTTATCGACCAAACTACGAAAGGAAAAAGAATGTTACGACTTTTGAAGCGAACCGCCGAGACAGCAGTAAAGCTGCCGTTCGCAGCGGCATGGGATTTTATTTCGCTCGGCAACATGGGCGAAGGCACCAGCACAGGCAAAGTGCTGCGCGAACACGAAGCGAAGAAGCAGCTTGATGATATTGCAGAGATCATTGATCGGGTGCGCGAGATTGGGCGATAACGCTTAGGTAAAGGGCGCTTGCTTGCAAGCGTCCGCTTTGACCGGAGTGTTATGCGAATTTACTGGAGAACGATATGACGAAGTACAGAAAAAAGCCCGTAGTGATCGACGCTATTCAATGGACAGGAGCTAACCGCCAAGATGTTGCTGATTTTTGTGGCGATGATGTTTTGACGCCGATTGAGGCATTCAAGCCGTTTCAGGTTGGTACGCTTGAAGGGTTACACACAGCCAGCGTAGGCGACTGGATTATTCGTGGCGTGAAGGGGGAACACTACCCGTGCAAGCCTGACATCTTTGAGGCGACGTATGAAGTCGCATAACGCTTAGGTAAAGGGCGCTTGCTTGCGCGGCGCATTTAAGGAGAGTCACATGGGATGCTTTATTAAAGTGCCACTGGAAGAAGTGCAAACGTATAAAAACGGTTTTGTTTGCATGACTAATAAGTGGTGGTTAGTTGAGGACGGGTGCGTGCTTGGGTACAAGATATACGGCGAGAAAAGTAAGCTACGCCCAAGCCCACAGTGCAACCCAGACAAACGATTGATTGAGATGGTGCTGAAACGTAACCCGGAACAGACGGCGGTATTTTTAGACGTTGCATACTGGTGGCCGGATAGTGACGCCTAACGCTTAGGTAAAGGGCGCTTGCTTGCAAGCGCCCGCTTTGACCGGAGTGTTATACCCGGCGCAACTACGGAGAAAGACATGGAGCGACTGCAATACCCAATGAACCACGAGTGGCATGTAGCCATAAACCGGCACCACGACGGCAAGATTGGCTCGCCGGACTGGAAGCGCTGGATGTACGAAGCGAAAACGATGGCCGATGAAGTGCCGCGCATGGTGCTGTTGTTTGGAAAGGAGCGGCGTGGAGAACTGGCGACAACGCACAAGCAATGCTCGATGCAGCCAGCGGTGCCCGTGGAAAACAACCACCTTAAATGCTGCCTTGGCGTGAAGTGCGCGGAATGCCCGCAGCTTCTGGCGCTGGAGAAGATGGAGCGCGTAACGCCAGAAGAAATTGACACGGCGAAAGCATGGACATGTACGGCGCACATTGCTTCCGAAGGCGGCGACATGATGGGCGAAGGCTATTTGCTCGATGTGACCGACCGCATGTTTTGGGACAACGTTTGCGAGAGCCTGAGCCAAAGTGACGAAGGGTATAACGCAAAAATCATCGGTGAGCGTAGCGAGTCCGATGGATTGACGGGTTAGCCGTGCGCCCGATGAAAGCACGGAAACGGAAAAGGACATGAACATGCAAAAAACGACGATTGACAAGATGGTTGATAAATTCCTTGGCTGGAAATTGCCAAAGGACTTTGGGCCGGATGCGGGCATTTCGTTTAAGCCTACAAAACCTTACGAGGGTGATGAACTTGGGAATTCTTGGTGGCCGGTTGGAACGAACCTTCTGACCGCAGACCAAGCGCGGCAGATGTTTGAGCACTGTATGGACGAAGAACCATGCACCAGCCAACAGCCTGGCCCGCACGCGGCGCTGCCACCGCACCAGCAGCGCGTATTGGCCGAGAAGACAGAGCTTGACGAAAAAGCTACCGCGCTCAGCAACTTCATTGGGCACAGCGCAATATTTGAAACGCTCGACGCAGCAGAGCAGGAGAGACTGAAAGAGCAGAACGACGTGATGTGGCAATACTCAGAGATTCTCGGGAAGCGCATCGCGGCATTCTGATTCGGGGGCCGTCATCGGTTCAGGCTGGTGACGGCTAACACATAGTAGACGACACCTGTCCGGTTTGACCCTGAAACCGGACACGAAAGGATGACGATGGATAAGAAAACAATCGAGCGACTGGCTGTGGAGTCTGGTTTTCCAGAAGCGTGGATTACGTACACAGGTACGTTTTCGTGGGAAATGTTTTACAAATTCGCCGAGGCTATTGAAGAAAACGTAAAGCAGGCTGGCGGGAATGGTAAAGCGGAGCCAGCATCACACCAGAAAACGGATGATGCGGCGAAGTGGTACGAACAGGAAGGAGGGTTAGAGGATGGACATTGTTGAAAGCCTATTTGACGAAGCGCAAGACAATCCTGATTCGTTGTATTGGAAAGCAGCCGAAACCATCGAACAGCTACGCCAGCAACTCGCCGAGCGCGACCGGGCTGTGAGTTTGCCATCGCCCTCCGCGCAAAAGCAAAGGAACTGAAACCGTGAGCAGCCCAAAACATTGCAAGTGCGGCGCTCGCGGTCGATGTACCGACAGCCGAGAAGAGCAAAATCTTTTTTACCGTCGGCGGTATGAATGCAAGTCGTGTAACGCACGGTGGAAAACCTACGAACTCCGCATTGATGTGTTCAATGGCGAAACGATTTATGACTCTCTGCGTCGATGGCTTGGCGCTATTTAGGATTCCATGAAAGTCACGGCATGTTGAATTATTGTCCTTGGGGAAAAGATGACGCTTGACGTTTGTGAAACAAGTGTTATACTGATTGAACTATAAACGTTAGAGGAAACAAATGAACACTTTCCAATTCATCCGCCAATGGGCGGAAGACCGTAATCTGATCAAAGGTTCCAACTCCCGCGCTCAAATGCTCAAGTTGATGGAAGAGATGGGTGAACTGGCTACCGGGATCAATAAGAACAATCCCACTGAGATTGAGGACGGTATTGGTGACTGCGTGGTCGTCTTGACGATTCTCGCCGCACAGAATGGTCTGACCATCGAAGACTGCATCATGACCGCGTACCACGAAATCAAAGACCGCAAGGGTCGAATGGTGGACGGTGTCTTTGTCAAGGAGGCCGTGTGAAGCGACTCTATCACTCCGAGGTCTTGCGGAAGGACGTAAAGTCTCAATTCGGCGGGGCAGATCGCTACTTCGCCAACATGTTGTTCGGACCTGTGAATCCCCTGATTCGTCGTAAGCATGATGACGTTCCTGCACTTCCTATCAACATTCCTCATGAGGCATGTGTTCTCGGGAATAAGACGAGTGCCGACAATCGACGGAAGAACGCCAATATCCGAATGATGGCACTGGTGGATAAGAAGGGTGTCGTTACCTCCACCGATGTCTGCGATGCGAAGTTGTATGTCTCGATTGTGGGTGCCCTTGTCGTCCTGAAGCGCATGGAGTGCGATGGGCTACTGGTACGTGTCGGTACGGACGAAGACGGTCGTATTCTGTTCGCAAGGAAGCCGAAATGAGCGAGTTCGACCCCAACACCACATGGGCTGGTCGCATCATCGACACCTACGTCCAAGAGGACATTGTGGAACAGATCAGTGTCAAGGCTCGGGAGCTACTGAAGACGCGATATTCAATCAAGTCACCCGACACCATCGCACTCGTATTTGCTCGGATGGCTGGCGACAAGAAGATTTGCCTTGAGATCGCACAGTCCGTGACCTTTGATGCCCCATTGACATGCGGGATGCGTGTTCATGAGTATGTGCGTCGCTACGTGTTTGAACGAGCAATGAAGGAAGCGACCGAGATGTTCGAAAATGGTGAGGTCATATAATGTCTTGCGAATGTTCAGCTTATCGGTTTCCCCATCGTGTCACCGCGCAATCGTGGGGTGTATGTGCCGGTTGAAGATCACCCTACTCACAGTCTCACCCGTGTCGCCTTTGACAAGCCTTATGGGTGTAGTAATACTGTTCGATCTGGCGGCTATTGGGCACCCGAACGGCGGTACTTCCCGGACGGGCGCTTCGATATTACGAATGTCTGGATCGAGAACCGTATGAGTAAAGAGTGTCGTTATGACTTGTCTGAATCAGATAGTCGCTGTGGCACCTGTGTCCGCAGAGGGCAAGGTGCTTCTTATAATCAAAAACTTAGGAGCAATAATGGCTGATCTTGCAGATATTTCTGGAGAACGCATGGAAGTAGAAGAGGAAATGCGGAGGCGTCGTATCACCCCGCCACCTCTTCCCGCAATAGGTGTTTGTTACTACTGTGACACGTCTGTCCCAACGGGTCACAGGTTCTGCGATGCTGATTATCGGGACGGTTATGACTACGAACAGAAACGGAGGAAGTGATGAATTGGGAACAACTGGAATTCGACTTCAATGAACCCGCTGAACCCGAAGAGGTGGTAAATGAGTCGGAATGATGTGACAGGTGACGAGATTCGCTCCAAGGGTTCTACGGAGAGGTATCGTAAGGGGTGGGATGCTATCTTCGCGGAGCCATCTAAAGAACCCGTGGTTGTTGAAGATATTATTACAGCTAACGTTGTATTTCCCGATAACGGAGAAAAAGAGAACAGTAAATGAAAGAAGAAGAACGCGATCGCCTATTAGATATACTGAAATCAGCACCAGATGAAGTGCTAATTAACGCGGTGTTAGAGATGAAAGCTACTCGTCAAAGGTTAAAAGAAGACCTGGACCTAGCGTTCAAATATTTCGGCAACGGTAAACCTAAAGACTCTGTTCCGCCGGTTATAATGGTCTCTAAGGTGGAACAGAATATTCAGAACTCTATTTCTACGTCCTCTAATAACATTAAGCCTCCGGGCGATGCTGCCGCTCGAATCGGATCTGAAACCGAAAACCTAGTAACCAGATACCTGAAAGATGGACCCAAAGATGTAGACAAGTTAGCGTTAGTTTTAGCTAGACCTATAAAACTTACTGAAAGCCTTCTAGCTCGCTTATGGGATAAAAAAGTAGTAAAATACGACGGAGAAAAATATTATATTTAAAGACGCAACCAGGGGTTAACACCCCTGGTTTTTGCGAGCTTATTTTCTTTTCTGGTTGGTCGCAGATGTTGCCGCGGTTACAACGGGTACGTGACTTAACGGGCCGGCATACCTAGCCAGTTGACCCAAACCCTTAGCCACCTCACCCACCACTCTAGGGGACTGTGAGGCCGCGATAGTTGCACCTAGAGCCGGATTTACTAAGTACCCACCAATAGCCCCGGCACCACCTAGTGCCCCCCCTAATCCTCTAGGTGACCAAGAACTTAAAGCTTGACCTGCCAGAGAAGGCATTAGCTGGTTAGCCCCAGAAGATTCCAAATTCTGAGCTAGCTTCATTCGTTGCCCGTAATTAGTGTTAGCGTTGTTACGCATAATGGATTGCAATTTGCGTAACGCAGTGTCAGAAGAAACTCGACTACCTAGAGATAACCCTTTTTCTATTTCTGAAATCAGACTAGAAGCGTCGCTGTAATCTTTCATAACCTTAGAATACGTTGGTGCTTGATTTACTATTTCGTCCTTGACCGCGTTGTATAAATCTCGCCCAACTTTTAAAGCGGTTTTTTCTTCGAACGGTATACCTTCTAAGATAGCCCCCACGCGTTGCTTTAGGGCGTCTAACCCTTCTGGAGTGTGAAACTCCTTAGGGTCCAAAGACTTCCACTTGCCGATTTCATCAGCTACGTCTTGGTATACTTTGGCCGCTCTTTCATTTTTAACTTGACCCTTGTAGGATATAATGTCTTTGGCTCGACTTAGAGCCTCATCTACCCCTGTAAAACCTAGTATGCTCTTGTCGCTAGAAATATCAGCTATACCGGAGCGATATAGTTCTGACTTTTTGCGACCCATGTCGGCTACGTTTTTACGCGCCATATCTAAAACATCTTCTACGTTAGCTTTACCTCTCATGTTTTCGGTAAATTGCTCCAAAGCTTTACCACCTTGGTAGCCAGCCTTTGCAGCTTGCACGATAGGTTCTGCGCCCGTGTGTGTGCCCCAAGCGCTAACTAAATTTGGTAAAACCTTAGTAACCGCACCCTTTATAGCTGCGCCAACAAACGGTAAACCTAAACCCAAAGCGCTGTCTACGGCTACGCTTTTAACTTTGTCCGTCCAGTAGTCGTCTGACGTTTCAGGTTTAGATAAACCTGATAGTGAACCCAAAGCTAACCCTTGAGCCATCCCAGAAGAGGCTAAGGTAGGAAGATTTAAAGCCTTGGGTAACAGGTTTGCGGCTTTCGGTAATCTAGACACCGCCATCACGTTGGTTGGTGCAATCAGGTTGCCACCAAGGCGAGACCAATCGAAACCCTCACCACCTTGCAGTTTGCGGTTCGCTTGATATTCTGCTTCCTTGTCTTTGACGAACTGATTAACGCTGTCACCCTGTCCGATAAGGTTAGCTCCGAGTTGAGTGAGGCCGATTGACGGATCTGCCGCACCCTGTGCAACACCGCGCATCTGACGATTACCTGTCAGTAGCCAATCCGGTAACTTTGCGAGACCTTTATCGATCAGAGAAGGTTCTTCGACCTTGGCGAACCGCTTCATTACTTCCTCACGGGTCGCGGGCTGTGGTACTGCTTCTGGTGTAACAGGCTTAGTGCGAGCGGTGCGATAGGCTTCCGCCACGGTCTCGAACTCAGGCGTACCCTGCTTGTCTTGGTTATCGACAATCCACTGTGCGTATTCTTCGGGAGTCGCCATTATTTCTTCCCCTTGCTCAGAATTGCATCTGCTCGTGAATGAATATCTTCAGCCGGAGCAGAAGACTTAGGTTTTTCTCTTTGTTTTTCCTGCTCATAGATAGAAAAATCTAGCGGCTCTTTACCGTAATTTTTACGCAGGAGATTAACATTAGCCTTTCTCTTTTCCGAAGCTGTTTCGTTTAGCTTCATGATGGTTTCTAACCTAGACTTAACTACTTCCGGGTCATTAACGTTAGCGAACAACTCGTTCCAGGCTCTCTGGGCGTCACCTTCGGTCTGAACACCCTTGTTTAGTCTAAGAGAGTCGTTTCTCATTTTTTCTAACGTGGACATCATATTTGCGTATTTCTGGCTTCCCTCGTCGCTGAATCCGGTCCAGTTTTTACCTTTAGAAACCAGGTTAGAAACAGGTCCTAAATCGAGCTTCTTTTCTTTCAAATCTGACAAAATATTAGTCAGTTGATCGTTAATAGAAGAAGTTAGACCGATAGATTCTAATTCTTCCTGTTGCATTTTAAGAGCGGTCGCTGGAATAGGTTCTGCCTCGCTAATAGCCTTGGCTTTTTTAGCAGCCTCAGCAGCTTTGTCTAACGGGGCGGGCTCGACAATATTACTAGTTTTTACCGAGTACTTGTCTAAAATGTTCTGCAAGGTTCTACCATCATTAGACGCACTATTCGGATTAGAAGCAATACGGTTCAGTAGGCGAACGGCGGTAGCCTTGTCTTCTACGCTTAAAGTGTCCAACTGCTTCTTCAAAGAATCTGTGACACTAGCCTCTAGCTTTTCTTCTGGTTTTACCTCGTTAGGTGCGGGAGCGGGCGGGTTAGGTGTCACGACCCCGTAAGAAGCCCCTGAATCTAACAGGTAATTTTTACGGTATTCGTCAACGGCTTTTTTGGCGTGTTGTTCTATCCACTCTGAACGCTGCTGTGCGCTGTTCCACTGATAATCCTTAGCTATTTGAGCGGCTTCGTTACGAGCAGAAGAATACACCGTGCGAAGCTGTTCCGGCGTCAAAGCCTTATTACTGACACCTATTGCCTTCAACATCTGAGCGTTTTGGTCCTTGCTCTCCAGCGCACGCACCTCAGCCTGACGCAGTTTGGTCAATTCGGCCTGATTGCGCAGGTTGTTGGCATTCTCTTGAGCAACACTGTCACCGTAAGCGCCACCAACATGTGCCAAGAGTGAACCTAGCGTCCCCTGATTCGGGATAGCTAGTGCAGCGGCCTTCGCCATGCTGCCCCACATTTGGGCTTCGTTATAACCCGGCTGCTGAGAGTTCTGTACCATCTGAGCGTACTTGTTCAGATCGGTGTTGTAGGCTTCTTGCCGTTGGGTCAGATAGTCCTGTTTCTTAGCACCCTGATCCATCATCTGCTGGAACAGTTGCTGTTGAAGAGGATTACCACCCGCAGCCGTAGCAGCCATCGCAGACGGCTCAGTACGCGCTTGAGTCAGAGCACCGAATTGTTGATCTTCAGGCATAGTTGCTCCTTACTTCTGACCAGTAGTTGCTTGCTGTGTCGGTGAGGATACTGTGGATCTCGTACCAAGGAACCCTTGCGCGGCAGCAGCCAATGGAGAGATGGTGTTCATACCCGTACCCGGATTGGTCAGGGCTTGGAAGCCCGTGGTACTAACCGGGTTGCCGCGAATCACATCCGACAAGAATGACAAGTTCGTCTTGTTGTAGTCTCGTTGTTGGGCGAAGTCTTGATAAGCCAAGTCCATGTTCCGTTGCTGCTGCTGTTGCTGCTGTTGACCAATGGTGTCCAACTGACCCGTATCAACAATCCCTTGTTGCTGTACCTGCTGACCCAAGTTGGCCTGACGCTGGAGGTCTTGCAGGGTCATGTTCTGAGCCTGAGTGAATCCGCTTTGGAGAGCATTCGCTTGCTGACCCAAGATGGACTCGTTCGTGTCACGCAGGGCGCGATTGGTGAAGTCAGCGTTGCGAGTAGAACCGAACTGACCTGCACCAGCAAAGGTGCTATTGACCTGCGGGAGCAGGTTTTCCGTCAGGTTACGCTGTCCCAACTGAGCGATTCGATTGACCACTGAATCGGTGTAGGGGGACATATAGTTGCTGACAGCCTGCGGAACAGTCTGACTAGCTCGCTGAAGGTACGGCTGATAGTTCCCTTGGTTCGCCAGCACCTGAGACTGCGCTTGCAGTTGGGGTGCGCTAAACCCTGCAATACGGTCTGCGTCAGTACCGTAGGTCGTCGCATTAGTGGGCGAGTTGTACGGGGCGTAGTCCTGCCCCGCGACCGCAGTAGCCTGACCTGCCAAACCACGGGTGTACTCCTGCAACCATGCAGGTAGTGACGACGCGGTATCGGTTAGCGTGTTGGTAGTAGACGCAGGAGGATTGTTACCAAACAGAAGAGAAGTATCGGCCATTATTTAACCCCTTTCTTCATATACGCGAGCGGTGACTTGGCTTTCGGTGGAATCTGATCGGACGGGGCGCTACGCTTGTGGGAGCGTACAGACTGACGCATCTGATCCAACTTCTTGGCACCAGCGTCGTTGTTGCCGTCACCAAGGGCGGATACCACATCCGCGTCCATCACATACTCGCCGGGAGAGAGGCGAGCAGGAACATCGTCGGCCTGACCAGCAGAACCACCCTTCACTTGGCGTAGGCCGCCGATGCCGCCACCTTCAGCCTTCATTCGAACTGGTGAGGTTGGGGGAGGTGTGACATCCTGACCTGCTTCCTGCATGGCTTGACGCTCACGGCGAGCAATCGGGCTATTGTACTGACGCATTGCTGAGTCGTATTCCTTTTGCTCACGGACTTCACTGGGAAGCATATGACCGTTGAACATATATCGAAGCATGTTCATCGCACCCATCTTGTCTTCTTTGGGGTCGTAGACCTGACCACCTTCCGCGAAGTACGACGGAAGACGATTATTAGAGAAGAACTGAGACTCACCTCGACGGGCTACCGGGGCGGCTGCTTGACGGACAGCTTGTAAACGAAGGGGTTCGTTGAAACGCATCGCTTCTGCTCGGCGTTGTGCGAGCATCGCTGCTTGCTTGGCAGCGATCTTCTTCTGTTGGCGGTTTGCACGCGATTGGTCATAAGCGGCCAATGCTGCTCCGGGCAGTGACATGAGTGTCTTGCCGAGCGGAGTACCCATCTCGTCTTGCGCAGACTGAAGGAGTCCATTCAATCTGGAAAGAGCACCCTGCTGTGGAGTATCTGAACCACCGTATGAGACAGACGGTGTAGACCATGCTTGACCGTTGCTGTTGTAGAGCGGATCGACCGCCGTGTCTTGCTCACGCAAAGGACCAGTAAAGATGCTGAAGTCGATACCGGGATTGTAGGGAGCACTGTTCGGAGAGTATGACGCTGACGGCGTATATGTGTAATTGCTCCCGCTGTCGCCCCAGCTACCGCCAGAGTAGTCGGAGAAATCATTGCCACCAGACCAGTTTACGGGGGACTCATAAGTGTAGTCGTAGTCATAATCATTGCTCATTTCAGTACCTCTTAAGATCTATTGTCGCCGGGTTCAGTATGAATTATAACCTTTCCAGCCTCATAAAAACCGTTCAATACGTTGCTTTCGAATCGCAACAGAATATGACGGCGCTGCTCACGGGTGTCAATTTTACCCGTGGTTGGTGAAAAAGTGTAGGTAACTTCAACGTTCTCTGGCGTCTGTGCGAACTCGTGCCCGATGACGGTCATCGTCATATCCCCGAGTTGAATGAAGTCAGGTTCCACGCGGGTTAAGCGGGTCCAACGGTTCGACCCTTGAGGTTGATCGCCGACACCACCAGTAGGAAGGCCGAAGTTCTGAGTGGTGTAGAAGCTGCGAATCGCCAATTCAGTGTCACCTACCACCGCATTCTTGCCGATCTCGTGTTGGTACAACCCGTAGGTCTGATTGATTCGGTCAAACGTGAGCGTACCTGATGTTGAACCTGCAGCGTTACAGGCGAAGGAGAAGTTATCCGCATCGATAACCGTGATCGTCTTGGTTCCTGTAGTTACCGCAGTAAGATCAGACGATACGGAAACATTGATGTTGGTACCGTTTGCCAACCCGTGACCAATACGATTCACTGTTGCAGTTGCACCCGAACGGGTCCAAGGTTGCAACGGGTTGTCGATGGGGGTGTCAATCTCCACATCGGAATTCACCCATACCGGATAGTGACGAATCTGCGAGTAGAAGCCAGCAGATCGCCCGAGTTCAATATCGTACCAAGTCTTCAGGCGAATGTTGTAAATGATTGCATGGGAGCATTCGGTATTCGTACCGCGGGGGTAGAACCACCAGATTTCACCGTAGCGGGGAACCTTAGTCGCCCACACCTTCTGTCTGTGATCGAAGTTTAGATTGTCGAAGAACCAGTTCTGGTTCATGTCGTTCTGGAGTTCTTTCACGCTGCTGTCAAAGTACAGGAAACGATCCACGCCGATCCAGAAGTAGATCCCGTCGTACTCGATGACGCTATTCTGCGCGAGGATGCTGGATTGTGTACTGACTGTGGAAAAGCGCCAGATCGCCTGACCGCCAACGTAATCCATGCGAATCACCGAGTCCAGCGACCAGAGCAAACCCGCCAACTGACCCGAGCGAATCGGCAGACCCGCTACAATCTTGGCACCCGTTACTCGATCAGAACCGGCGTCGCCCGGCACGGTGCTGGTATCCCACACTTGAGGTTGATTGGCGTCCGACCACGCCACGTACCCGTCAGAGCCGTAAGCGATGGTGTACGGGGCGATGCAAAACACGCCACCTGAGACAGCAGGGGCGTCAGTGATTGTCTGGAATGCTGACGAAGACGAGGATGCCAACGCCCAATAGGGCTTACTGGCGCGGTCGTCATCAATGTTAGAGAGCGACTGACTACAGTGCGCAACGAAAATCGTTTCAGTTGTACCCACGGCGTCGTCGTATTGCGTATCAACAGACCAGATGTTGTCAGTGTTTGTAGCGAAGCCTGACGGGGTGCGATTGGCGATATAGTTACCAATCATGTTGTTGTCGACCAACAGTGTCTCGATGCCTGACGACGAGAATGCTGTACAGGAGTTGAGATACTTGCGCGACCAGAGAATGAACTTGCGAATTGGGCCAGTCAGACCCGCCGTAATGCGTTTGTACCCGCCGATCTTCTTGGCCTTGCCCCGCTGGAAGCGTACCCACTGCCCGTCGGAACAGTTCTCACCTTCGAGTTCCGTACCGTCACGCTTGATCCCCGGCTGGGGGATTATCGTAAACACAATCTCGTCGGAGTTCTGCGATTCAGCCATAACAACTCCTTAGATTAGTTTTTCGTGCCAGTTCATCGCAGGCGCAATGGTGCTGGTGGCGGAGAATGAGGTGCAAACAATGCTGATGACCGTTTGAATCTCAGTCAGTGAGTCGATCTTGTTCAGTACGAGGGGGTTACGAATGTCCACAGTGATGTCACCCACCTGTGCAGACGAACCCGATCCTGAGATAGCGAACCCACTCTTCAGAACCAATCCTCCCGAGATTGCGGTAGCGCTGGTGTCGTACTCGGCAATGGAATTCGTGCCCGCTGACGTAAACGCAGCACCTGTCAGCGTACCGCCGACTACGATCTCATATAGGGCGTCGTTGCCCGTGGCACGAATCGCGCATTCAATCTCGTCAATGTGGGCGCGATTGACAACCCCGTTGAACGTAGATTTCGGGCGAAGCGAAAGCACCGGGCGACGGGTTGTAACACTAACCGTAGTAGTGGAGACAGGTGCCGTTCTCAGTGACCCACGCATCTGGTCAATGGTGTCAGCTTGAGCGGAACAGGTGAAGAACTGGATCGTACCACCCTTGGTCGTCCGGGTAGTCTTCAGGAACACACCATTGGCTGAATCAAAGTAACCGACACGGAATGACGTAGATGACGGACCTGTTCTCCCTTCCATACGAATCGGAAGGTTGAAGGTCTGCATGGTGGGAGAACTCAGAGTGTTGGAGGCATTGAAGTAGTGCGCCCAATAGACTGTACCACCTATGTCAAAGCCAACACGCACTCGACCAGCGTAGAGCATCTGAGCATCAACAAAGAGCGCTTGAGACTTGGTGAAGTCGAGAGTGATCCCACTGACACCCGTACCATCAAACTTGTCCACATTCCATGACGATTGAACAATTTCTGTGTCTACAACCGACCCCGTTGTGGAACTTCTGGAACAGATTGAAACGGTTGCACCAGAACCTGCCGCGAAGACGCCCGTAATGTAAAGGCTGTGCGAGTTCCCCGGCAGACAACGGAGATATTGAATCGACTGGAGAACAGAGTAGTGAGTATCTGTCGTACTGACAGTGATAGGTGTGGCGCGGGTATTGGTGTCCATTGGACCCACCGCGTTACTGCCATTAGTCACCGAGGCGTTGGTGGACAGTGCTGCGATGGTGCCGTTGGCAGTGGCTGTCCAGAGCGTAGTGGTATCGAGTCCGTAGTCTTGTTGTGAGTCGAACAGACTGTAACTCGTAGCTACACGCAGTTTACCCTGAGCACTCAGTTGAGGACTGTCTTTGAAGCTGAGTTCTTCTAAATTGATAAAACTCATACGATGACCCACCCTCCGGTAATCGCCTTCAGTCTGACCGAGTTCCACTGCGAGAACAGGCGCACTTCTGTTGCACCAGTGATTGTGTCGGAACCTGTCGGCACGATACTCACATAATGAGGTGCTGCGAACTTGGTCACTTCAATCTCTCGACCGTTGCCTGCCAGCGGAAGGGTCACAGTGATATTCGCAGAGGTCGTATCTGCGACAACATAATCCCAGCGGTCATCACAGGCAAAGCTGGACGTGATCTCTTTGACGGGAGACAGTTCCTGAATCGCTAAGACCTTCGGACGATCAACGACGCGATCCTCCAAATGGTAATGCTCGAAGCAGTTGCCGTAGGAGGTGAGGTTGGATTCTTGGAGTTCGGTCAGCATCAGCTACTGGCACCCATGAATGGATTACTTGCAAAACTACTGCTGCTGAAACTACTACCATAGTCGGTCGGAGTGTACATATATGAAGACGATGGCGTAGAGAACGAAGACGTTGGAGTATTCATCCAAGAGTATGAGTCCGTCGTCGGAGTATTGAACGAACTAGACCACGCTGGGGCGTTCCAATCGTAACTATAAGACGGCATGCTGAAATTAGATGTACCGAACGAGCCACCGAAGTTACCACCGTCCCAATTGACACCGCTGTCGAAAGCGTATTGTGCAGACGGAACAGTGTATAGCATCGGGAAGGGATCATTCCCAACACCGTTTAGATATCCATAGGCGAGATCATTACCGTAGTCGTAACCCGGAACCCCTTGACCATACGAGTTCGTCGGGAAGTCGTAGGAATATGACGGGGACTCATAGGAATAACTTGGCGCATCATATGCCGAATCGCTGACAGGACTGAAATCCATACCACTGTCGTAACTCATGAACGGGTTCGCTTGGAAGTCGTAAGAACCCCCACCATAATCACTCAGAGCACCATGGAAATTGGACAGACCTGCTGACGGACCATTGCCCGCGCCAGATATACCCCACTGAGCGTAATTGATCGGAGTAACCCAATCGGGCATGGACTCCCACTGATCGTGTGCGGTGTTGTACTGGTTCGTAAGTTCTTGATTGTGTGCGTCTACTTGGTTGTTGTAATTGTTCACGCCGTTGACGTAGTTGTTGTAACCCGTCTGACGCTTAAAATAATCTTGACCAAGGAAGCTGTTGACTGCGGTGCGTGCCAATTGCTCCTGACCGTTACTAATCAACCATCCGATGAACTCTTGAGTCCCCTGATGCGGTTGCAGTGTCGGGGCAGTCGGTGCCTCGCCTCGATTGGTAGCATAACGCTCACCGATATTGTCTCCCCACACGCCCGACTCAGCATAGTCTTCGGGATTAACCCCTTCGCCCGAGAAACTGAACTGTGACGGCAACCAACCTGCGGGGCTGTTATGGTCGACAGTATCACCCAATGACAGACTCTCAATGGGGGTGACGTTGTGCAGACTGTCAGTGTTCAGATTCTCCAAGCCCATTGTCGGCATGTCACCGGGGGCATAGCGCCACGTTTGGAGAAGATCAGGATTGTTGTAGACAGCAAGAGCATCTTCCCCACCCATCTGACGAATCATCTCGGGGTCTGTGCCCATAGGGAACGTGGGGGGTTCGTAGTGGGCAGGCAGTCCCGATTTAATCAACTTCATGGGATCAAGACCCGCCATACTCGCTATGGCGAGCAGAGGTCCAATACCGGGAATAGCACTCTTCAGACCGAAGTTGATTAGAGAGTTACCCACGCTGTTGACGATCTTGTCTTCGCTGTCACCACTGACCAGACCTGACGCTAGAGCGCCGAGTGGTCCAGAAAGACCGGACAGGGTTTTCGGCAATACTTGAGATGCAAGCATCCCGACACCCGTACCCGTTGCAGACCGAATCGCACCTTCTTCATTACCGTTAATCGCTGCCACCAGAGCAGGGATGAAACCGGACGCCTTCGGGTCAAGTTCCCCTGACTTCGCCAGTTGTGAGATAACGCTCGCCACCGCCTTCTCGGCAGCAGGAGAAATCATCTGACCTTCTTTGACGTTGGAACCCTGACCACCCGTAAGTAGTTCGTAGATTGCAGGGGCTGCGTTAATCAGATTACTGTAGTCGGCAGGACTGTGTGACTGCTGCGCTTGATGCGCGACTTGAGCAGAGGACGGACCTTGAGGAATATTGGGATTACCATAAGACTGAGGTGCGTTACTAGACGGCGGCGGGGTGTAAGTTGGAGCAGGCGTACCCCAGTTTGTACCCGCATTAAAATGACCGAATGTAGCCATACTTCACCCCTAGAGCGCAATTCGTTAAATTATACCGTTGAAACAAGGACTCGCAAAAGGTTATTTCCCTTTACGGATACTCAGCAAGAACATACCCTTCAACCCGCCATCCAGATACCCGATACGAAAACGCAAACCAATGGCGCGGAACTCTTTCATGAATCCTTCGTCGCTTGAGCCGATGCCCAAATAAACTGCGAATCCGTAGGCCGGGTTACGCCAAAGCCACTTGACCATTCCCCAATAGGTGTCGAATTCAGGACAGTGCTTGGTCTGCCAACCCTTGTCACCCCAGAGAGAGTTGTCTTGAGTCATGAACCAGTTCAGGTTCCAAGGTAGGCGAGGCTCCACGCCGTAAGCGTTATTGTTGTCAACGGGACCGTAGAACGTCACTCGAAATAGCGGCAGCACGGGGGCTGCGACCATCGCCAGAATCAGGAACGGGACGTAGAGGAAACAGGAGGCGAACCAGCGCAGGTAGATCATCGCATCTCCGGTGGTAATTGCGACCGGCTGCGCTCGCTGTAGAAGCTGCGGCGGCAGTGATCGGGGTCGAAGAACATCAGGAGGTCAATCACCTTCGCCAGCGGCTTGCATGAGCGGTGGGCGTGGCTTGATAGCGTTTCGTCACACCACCCGCCAAGCAGAGCATTGACAAGCTGGTCGATGGCAATCAGGACGTTCTTGATCCACCACATCACGCTTGCTCGTAGGGTGCTGACCAGATTGTTGCCTGCGCTGCACCGGCTAGAGCAAGGGCTTCGGTAAGCTCTGCGACTGTGACCAGCGTGGGCGTGTTGTCAGCGAGAACCCACTTCACACTAGGCGTGCTGGTCGCTTGCAGAGCGAGTACAGCGCGAGCCATGCGGGTCTGACTAACCTCGTCGCCGTCGAACTCTTTGCCAGAGTGTGTCGTCACCTTGATCGCATCGACAGCAGCAGCACGGGCGACCTTGGCCTTAGCGACCTTGACCTGTTCCAGTTGCTCTGGTGACTTCTTGGTATAGACAACATAAGGCGCCTCGTCTTGCTCTGTCCGGTAGTACGTTCCCTCGCTGTAATCAGAGGGCGGTACGGGATCAGGGAGTTCAACGACACCGAGGCGAGTACGCAGATCCGAGTCAAGCAGGTTCGGGTATTGCACGTCATCAAGGACGAGCGGTGCGTGGATGTTGATGCGCTTGGAGTTGAGTGTGAACATGGTAGTCCTCAGAAGGCGGTGGCGTATTTGAAGGAGGATTCGGCGAATGCGATGAAAATGTAGGTTTCGCTGGACGTATTGAAGTTTGTCGAACGTAGTTTGAACCCGTTGCTCGTCACATCGAACAAAGTCGTTCCCGTAGTTTCCGCACTGTTCAAGTTGGGGTTGAGATAGGTTTCCAGCACGTTGAACGTGCGACGTACCGTATCAACAATGATCCAGTTCCCCCCTGCACCGGACGACTGTTTCGCCAGTATGTACGCAGGCTTGAACCCACACCACACAAATGGGCCATCGGTGGAACCGTTGCCGGTGTAGCTGCTGATTCTGGAGAATCCGGGGACTTCGGCGAAACACCACGCGACATAAGTAGCAGAGGATTGATTGACTGCTGTACCAGTCCCCAAACTGAACACCGTCGAAGTGGGGGATGTGTTATTCCATACCGCACTTGATGCCGACCAAGCGGAGGTAAGGTTGAGTTGAATATCGCCCGTGTTCCCTTGGGGTGCTACGTAGACGCGGAAATCGAACGTAGTTCCTCGTCCCTTGACAATAATCATGCTCGGAGCAACGCCCAATCCGTGACCCACCGTGGCATTCGCACCCGTGCCGGTATAAGTCACAACCGAGAATCCGGCAGTCGTATTCGCGCTGACCTGTGACGAAATTGAACCGGAGTTGTTGGTGACTGCTGTGCCGCCACCCTTCCAACCCCACGCGACACAGTTGTCCCCCGAAGTCGGTGCAGTGTAGGTCGTTTCAGCCGCCGTGCTGTTCGACACCAGAACCGCTGTGCTCCCGCGAACGGTATCAACTAGCTGGTGATTGTTCGCAGCCGCACGGTCTTTACCCCATGCAAAGTCGGCAGTGAAGTTAGTGAATTGTGCAAGCAGATTGGCGCCGGTATTCACCGCAGAACCAAGATGGGTCTTGGCTTCGAAGTGCAACTTCGGATTCGGAATCGCAGGCGTCGCCAAGTTCGTCGTGTTGAGTGCGACGTAACCGGAGGGTGGGGTGTAGGTGAAAGGTTGCTGACCGAAATTGACCGTGAAGGTATCCGTCCCCGGCGTACCACCACTGGTGCAGACGGCGATGTAATCTGCCGCTGACCAAGTGTAAGAGATTGAGCCTTGGGTCGTGTTGTTCTTGTAGAACGTGATTGTGTTACCGCCGAAATCGACAGCGACACCGATTACATCACTCGTCGTCCAAGTGGCGCCGTAGGCTGTACCCGTACCATCGACCACCTTGGTGCCGTCATTGGCGTAACGCACTCCGGTACCAATACCAGATTGCCGACCAAAACCCACGTACTTGGCAGTCGAACCGATAGCTGTGAATACGATCTCAAAATACCACTTGCCGACATTCCCTCCCACATTGCTCTTGAATCCACCGTTACTTGCGGAGATTTTCAGGTTTCCGTCTGACGGGGTGCCGACGTAAATATCAATTGGTGACATCACCGGGTAGTTATTCGTCGGCGTGTCAGTCATCCAGTCGTAGGTCGCACCAGCAGTGATACTGCAATTGGTTAGTGTCCAATTATTACCGTTACCCGAGCGGTCAAGGCCTAAGTTGGTCAAGCTGGAACCGTCGTTGAACTTTAGATACGAGCCGGTCGTACCATAGGTGCCGCTGTACTGGATCGGAACCCACTGACTCGACGTGCCGCTCACCTGACCAAAGCTAGAGGGTGCGAGCGCCTGACCGTCGATGATGTTGTATTCAGCGTATAGTTGATCGCTGTAGGCGAAACCTATAGCTGAGTTTCGACCAATATTGTGGGCATAACTTGACGAGCAGAATTGCGTATTGGCGCTTGCCCCCGGATAGGTCGAAGTCGAGAACGAGGTGATCTGCGTACCGTTGACGTACAGCTTCACTCGATTGCTCGAAGTACCCTGAGTTGTGTCGATTGCGACAACGACGTGATACCAAGCAGACGGGTCGCGGAACACGGCATTGGTCGTCAGTCGCCATTGCAGAATATCATTGTCCGTCTGCAAAATGTCGAGTCGGTCTGAGGTATCGAACCGAATCAGGTTCTGATAAGCACCAGTACCGACTTCATTACCTGCTGACAGGATGTAGCCTTCGTTGCCCGTCGCCCCCAACATCCCACGCTTGACCCAAGCGCTGACAGTCAGCGTGGTTCTGTTACCTGTACTCGCGGGCGTGCGGCGCAGGTAAGCGCTATTGTTGAGCCGTAAGCGCAACGAGTTGGCAATCTGGTAAGTCGCTGCACCACCACACGGGGGAATGAACATCGCTTTCCCCTTAGACCGCGTTCAACCGGGAGCCGAGGTGTTCGAGAGTGTTCCCCGAACCGCCTACGAACCAGAGCCAATCGACCTTGGACGCCGTAGTCGTCAGCGTCGGTGCGCCCGTACCGCCGAACTTGTAGGCCGTATTCCAAGACAGTGTGCGGCTACCCGTACCGTCCTGCGTTACGCGCATCAGGTAGAGGGCATTCTGTTGGATGTTGGTCGGTGCGTTCATCGTACGATTGCCTGCCAGCGTGACCGATACCACCTGCCCGTTCGAGTCGCCGTTCCAGTCAATGTTCGCGCCGTCCGTCAGCGTGCCGTTCATGGGGGTCTGCTGAGCGGTGAAGGTTTGCTTGACACTCAGACCGGCAATGGTTGTGCTGGCGTCAGGAACGGTCAGCGTGCGCGTCGTGGCAGTCGTGATCCCTGACAACTGAAGTACCAGCTTCTTGGTGGTATCGGCGTCATCGGTCACTTCGAACTTATTATCACGGAAAGTCTGAGTGCCTGTCCAAGTGTTGTTCCCTGCCAAATTCACCAGAGTAATGTCAGCATCCGGGATCGTAATGGTGCGGGTAGTGGCAGTCGTGATACTCGAGGCTTGGAACACGAACTTCTTGGTTGTGTCACCGTCATCCGTGATTTCAAACTTGTTGTCGCGGAAGGTCTGCGTGCCCGTCCAGACATTATTACCGGCAACGACCGTATAGAGCGTGTCGAAGTAGGTCTTCAGTGTCGCCTTGATATTCGCCCACGTCACCTTGGTGGCTGTGGTCGTTGCAGCGGAGTCATACAGCGTCACCGAATCCGCATCAACCGGAGTAGCCTTACTCGTGTAGGTGTTCGTCAGGATACTGTTGTTGCTCCACGTCGGGCTACCCGTACCACCGGAGATCAGTACCTGATTGGTCGTGCCCGCAGCAGAGAACCCAGTAGTGCTGACGTTGGACTGATAAACGATGCTACCTGCGACACCGCCCGCCAGAGCAACAGCGGGAACGGCTGAGGTCTGCGCCAATACCACATCGGTGCCGTCACAATAGACAATAGAGCGGTCAGTGTTACCCATGACCACCGACAAGCCCGCAGCCGTCTTGATCGTGGCGGTGTAAGCGCCAGTATAGGACGACTGAAGGTAATACACCGCCACCACAGTTGGCACAATGACAGTGAAGTTCCCCGGCGCGATCCCGATGAACTGAATCAACTTGTTCTGCGCTTGAGCGCTCGTCAGGGTGAACGTACCACCGGCTGAGATGTCCAAGACCAGCTTGGTAAACTGATATTGTGTGCTGCGACCGTAACCGACCGAGTACCAGTTGTAACCATCACACACCAACGTTGCCGATTCACCCGGCGCCAAGTCCTTGGTACTCGCACCGTCCACCATTTCAGTGGTACTCGGGTCGATTGTCAGCGCACCCGTACCTTGGTTGGTCACATTGATGAAGAACCCATCGCCCGCAGCAGACGCTGCCAGCAGATTACACGTCACTGCACCCGTTGAGGTGTAGATGAAGGTCTTGGCGCGGTCAGCGGCGACAATGTTATTGCTCGCAGCAGTAGTGTTGGTCGGGTACTCTTGTGAGAGTGTGGTTGACGTAACCGTCAGACCGTAACCGTCCAGCGATGCGGGATTGACCGTAGAGGCCACCGCACCAAAAGAGAACTCATGCCACGTACCCGCAGCGGTTGAGTTACCCGTGAGATACACACACTTGGAGATCCCCGACGCCAGCGTACCGAGTACGTTACCTGCTGCGTCTTTGTAGGTGAAAGTGTTTGAACCTGAGTTGCTCAGCGTGATCGCACGCCCAACAGACACCAACGTAGCGTCCGGGAGAGTAATCGCCAAACTGCCCACCGAAGCATTGATTTCGGTGATGTCAGCCAGAACATTGCTTCCCACGGCGTTCTCGGGCCAATAGAACGTAGTATTTGCCGAAATGGTAAATGTCGCATAGGCGTTCTCTGAAGGTGGGACAGTCTCATTCCCGAATACGCTGGTGTAAGTCGTCATACCTTATTCCCCTACGCGGGACGTGGAAGCACGATCCCCGCTGATTCGACGTGATGATTCTTGAGAGATACCCTGCAATGCGCGGTCATACAGTGCTTGGAACTCGGCGATACGCTCCGGGCGCTTCAGGAACGGCTGAGCCTCCAACAATGAGGCGTATAGTAGCAGTTGTGGGGCATACTGAGTAGTCCAGTTGGTCTGAACCGCAGTATTCAACGGCACCGGGCGCTGATAGTAAGCAATCTCGAAGGGATAGTTGCTCGTTGGCGTCGGTGCAAAGAAATAATGCTCGTACTCATAGTCGGCATAGTAACGCGGCACGCCCGTCACCGTTGCGTCAGGAGAGTACGTGCGGCAGTAGTCGTAGGTGCGTGGTTGCAGGAACACGCGGTCAGTACCGTTGATCAGATGTACACTAATTGTCTCCCGCCACCGTTCGGGTTTGGGGAGAACGTTGCCGTTCAGCACACCCGTCACATACTTCTGGAACCCTAGCCCGCGCACCTCAGAGGCCAAGCGGTTCTCCGCCATCATGATAAAACGGGGGATCTGCTGGGTAAACGGATCATCGTCGCGTTCGCAGTAGGTGGCAATATCAGTCACCAGACTGTCATAAGTCATCGCCTCACTCATTACGAACTCCCTAAATCTACATCCGGTCTAGGATGACTCAACGAAATGTCTTCTACTGTGCGAGCAGGAAGTCTCCACGGGTCGTACTCGTCTACACACTTCTCGCAGTAATAGTTCCCGTTGTTCGGGTCTTTCACCAGTGCATCGTATTGGATCTTGACCTGACAGCGCATACAAACCGCGATAGCACAAGAACTCTTGCCGAGAGGAAGATATAAACTCACCGCGAATAGACCCGAATATTCGGCATCAGGAAGATCGGCGCACCATCGGACTCAGCGCCTTCCGCCTCAAATACCTGTTGTTGTGCCATTTGGCTGACCATCTGAACAGTATTCCCGTCTACATTCGGCAACTCGTAACATAGGCGTGATGCCAGTAACCAGATCACTCCGTCCAACCATCGTTGGGGGATTTCTAGTTGCTGAGTCAGCGAGCCTACGTCTTGAGGCTGACGGTGAACATACACCGTCAGATGGTCATCGTTGTTGTTCGGGACAGGCCACACGGTCAACGTTGGCGAAATCTTCTTCTCGAAGAAGTAGCTGGTTGACGGGCGCCCGACTTGCGCCTTATTGTTGATCGCTGCGTAAGTGTCCCGGTTCCACTGAGTACAGGGGAGATCATAGGACGCCGATGCACACTTGATCGCGCTGACCACCGGATACGGGGTCGCAGCAGATTCAACTTTGAAATAGGTCGCCGTAGTCGTCACAGGCAAGTCTGCCCAATAGAACTGACCCGGCGAGTAACCGCTAATCGGCAACGTAGTCAGAGTTGTATAGCTCACATCGTCAGCAGACGACGAGATCACCAGAGCACCACTGTATACACTACTGACACTAAACCCTACTCGCTTGATGTTAGCCGACGTGATCTGCGCCTTACCACCCGCAGCAGTCGTGGAGAATGTGACTGCCTCCAACGTTGGCTGCGTATAGAGGACGTTGAGAACATCCAGCGTACCAGTGGGGGTGTCATAAGTAGCTTGACCCGAATTGACACCAATAAACCGACGCTCGACTGCCCACAGGTTCAAACCTCGATTACTGAGGTTCAACATGAGCATGTAGAGATTCTCCTTGGCGATCAGCACCATTTCCGGTGTCTGTGCCGAAGGAAGAATCTTACACCGCCTCAGAGCATGTTCAATGACCGAGGAAGTGTCGATAGTCGTCGCGCCGATAGTCCCACTGGTCGCCATGAACTACTCCGTCAGGTGTAGCAAATAACAGCAGTGCCCGTGATGGACACATACAGACCATTCTTCGCCGCGATACCCAAACCACCCCAATGGATCACATCACCGACAGCAAGGGTCTTGGTGAACAGGATCGTACCGGAAGCAGCAGTATTGTCGTACACGGTGATCGCACCACCCGTGACAGTAGAGGTAATACTGAACAGACCAGCAGGGCCGGTCTTAATCAGCGTACCCGTGTTGACGCTCTGATAACTTAACTTGGTTGCCGTAGACATACGACCTCCTTCAAAACAGAGGGGTCGAAGCCCCTCGGTCATTAGGCTTGAGTGACACCCAAGGCGCCAGCACGAGTGGCAGACGGCCCACAAGCGATACCCGGCATGGCGATGGTAGCGACCAGACGCTTCACACCGTCAGCGGCAGACGCCAGAGTCACCGTACCACGGACATCACCAGTAGAAGCAGTGGCGGTGTTGGTGTCGGCAACGGTCACAGCGGCCAGCAGACCCACGGTGGCGTTGTAGTTGAAGGTGATGTAGTCACGAGACAACACGCGATACGGCAGACCCAGTGTGTCGTTAAAGCCGACCGTCAAACCATTGGTACCAGCAGTAGCGTTGGCATTGGTGACGCTGATGATCGACTTGAACGCCTTGGTCGTAGCAACCGTGGAGGTGCTAGGAGCAGCGATGGTCTGGGTCATACGCTGACCGTACTGGTCGTAACCAGTGATCGTGTAGGTAGCGGTGTTAGCACCAGTGGCGGTCACGGTGACGCAGCGCGGGGTGTCCAGCACATAACGAGTGGTCCCAGAGGAATCAACCGTGGTAGTGACACCAGTGCCAGCAGTCAGGGTGAAGGAAGCACCAGAGCCGGGGTTTTGAGAAGAGGCAAGGCCAGCGGCTTGCAGGGTGACAGGAACCACATCGAAGATGTAGACGCGACCCATCGGGCCAACGCCCAACTCCATCGGGGAAGGACCAGTAGTATTGGAGACACCGGAGACAACCGGACCCAACATCAGATCATCGGAAATTTGCATGACATACTCCCTGTGGCTTGAACCACTCAGAAGGTTTAAAAATTAGTTGGCGGGGGTTATATAAGCGGAACCCCCGACCGCTCGGCCTTTTAGGTCCCAGGGGTACCGTATACAGCACGCCAATCAGTCCAACCGCTGCCGAAACGCATGGTTGCCTTGTAGCGAACGCTATCAGTCTCGAAGTCACCTTCCATCGACTTCTCGATCTTCCGACGCCACTTGACCTGCATGCCATTGTCAGCATCGGTCTGCACGAACCAAGCGGTCGCGGAGGTCAGACGAGACAGAACGACAGCATCAGACAGCATACCCATCGACTTGACCGGGTTGAGGTCGTTATTGTTCGTCCCAGCCCGCAGAACAGACTTCAACAGAACCTCGGCAGTCAGCATGTTGCCCGGAGCAACGACCAGCTTCTTCGGGGTCAGACGGATCTTCTTGCCACGCGGATCAGCGGCTTGACGGATCTGAATGAGCATCTGTTCCAGAGAGGTCTGGGACAGGGCTGCGGAAGTTGCCAGCAGGTTGGAAGCAGATGCGTCACCAGCAGCCACGTTCAGGGCAGCAGCATGGTTATTGACGCACAGTGCGGAACCGTCACCGCCAGTGTAGGAGCCGTTGAATGCGCGATTCAGATGATTCGCACACACGGTTTCCAGAGTCTCGGTCATGGACTGGGCCAAGTGCTTGGAGAAGGTGGAACCAATACGAATATGGTCGCCGTCCTCAACAAGAACCTTGGTCAGTGCATAGGCGAGGCCGTACACGTCATAGTTGTAACGCTTGACGAACAGTTGACCGCCTGCATCATACGTGACGGGATTGGCGTCAGGCATGACCGGGGCAGACGACATGCCGTACAGCATCGGCTCTTCATGATAGGCGCGGGGGATACCCGTTTCTTCCTTGAAGACCTGCTTGTACTCGTCGGCACGTTGATCGTAGACGCCATCGAAAGCCTGATTGAGAATCGGCTCGACAATAGCACGGAAGTCACTACTGCGCATGGGAGTTGCCATAGTCTATTCTCCTTAGATGGCGTTAGTTTCGGTGAAGCGCTGGCTCTGACCGATGGTGACGCGAACGTTGGTGTAGGTGTCACCCCAAGCGTTGTCGGTAGCACCACCCAGACCCATGATACGCCACTGTTTGACAGTCGCAGCACCAGACAGGGAGCCGGTAGCCAGATAGGAACCAGAAATACCCGTGTTGGCGTTACCTGTAGCGATGGTCAAGTCAGCAGAATCACCAACGGCAGTAGCTGCGACAGAACCGGCGCCTTGCACTTCGAACACAGTCATCGGGTCGGTAATCACGTACCATTCGATGTTGGTCACACCAGACAGGGAGGCGGGCCAGTAGGCGGAGTAGGTCGGCTTACCAGTGGCGTCCGTGTAACGGCAGCCGTCAAACACGCCAATGATGGCGTTGGAGCCGGTGGCGATGGAAACCACATCAGTACCGCCAGTCAGCTTGACCGGATCACCTTTATAGCAGGCCGAAGCGTTGATTGACTGAGGGAAGAAAGTCTCAGTACGAATCGTACCACTCGGATGAAACACGGCCTTGAGGCCGTAAGGAGCGTTAGTTG